AGATTACCGACCGTAAGGTTTTGTACCGTCCGAAGAAATCCTGGCACCACGCTGAGAAACTTCCTGGCAGTGATTTCTCGACGGAATACAATATTCTCGATGATCTTCGTGGCGCGCATGCGATGGTTACCTATGGCAGCAATGCTGTCATGGAGGCGATAACTGCCGGCATTCCTGCAATCTGTCTCGGCGATGCTGTCACTGCTGGAATATCATCGCGGACACTGGAAGACGTAATTTCACCAAAGGAGGCAAGTGCAGAAGAAGTTAACGCTATACTGAACGATTTGGCGTATTGCCAATGGAGTACTGACGAAATCAACGACGGGAAATTCTGGAGTACGTTGAATGGGTGCGTTCAAATACGAAAAGCGTTATAGGGAACTTCACCAAGAGCATCCGAAGTGGTTCAGTGGTGCTCTAAAACCAGTCTCAGTTCAGAATATTACTGACCTGGTGCGCGATACCGGAGCCAAGACCCTTCTTGATTACGGAAGCGGGAAAGGCTATCAGTATCTTGCGACTCGTGTACATGAAGCCTGGGGCGGTATCCTTCCTGTATGCTACGACGTCGGTGTCATACAACTCAAGAATAAACCTACAGGTAGATTCGACGGAGCTATCTGCACAGATGTGATGGAACACATTGCGCACGACAACGTCGAAGAAGTTTTAGCAGACGTTTGCCAATACGCGACTAAGTTTGCGTATTTCGCGATCTGCTGCCGGCCGGCGAGGAAGTCGTTCAATGACGGTGTCAACGTACACCTGACGGTCCGTACACCTCGGTGGTGGAACGATGTACTTAAAAAGTACAATCGCAAGAACTTTATCATCCGCGCGGACTACGAGGTTAACGATGATCCGACTTGTTACGACGACGAGTAAGAGAGGATACGACGAATACGGCCATCGCATGTTGAAGACCTTCCAGCGTTATTGGGCGAAGGAGATTAAACTCTACTTCTACAGCGAGGACATACCTCGGAACACGCTTCCCGTCATCGACAATGTTGTATATCGGCAGATTCCGGACTGGTATACAAAGTTCAAAGAGAAGTATTCTGCTGTCCCTGATGCTGTTGGTCGTGACAGAAGGAGGAATAGAGAAAAGCGAGAGTACGACTTCCGCCGAGATTGTTTGAAGTTCGGACACAAGGTCGCAGCCTTGACAGACGTAGCTTCAAACGTAGGAGAAGATCTGCTGATCATGATCGATGCCGATACCTTGGCGCATGACAACGTCGATTGTGAATGGCTCTACAATCTATTTCGATCTGACACCTATCTCGCATGGTTGCATAGGAATCGTGGTTATCCTGAATGCGGCTTTATGATGTTCAAGTGTTGGCGCCCTGAGCATGTGCGATTCATGTCGGAGTTGCGGACGATATATGAATCTGGAAAGATTTTTGAGGAGGATGAGACTCACGATTCTTACATCTTTCAGCAGATCGTTCGTAGGGGAATCGCTGAGGGTTGGATGACTGATCCCCACAGCCTATCGGGTGATGCCAGTCGCTACCATCATCCATTCGTTCGGTGTGAGCTTGCCGCTCGGCTTGATCATGCGAAGGGCGCTCGGAAGAAGATCGGCAGGACGTCAAAAGTAGAAGTCAGGAATGAGAGACGGGAGCCTTATTGGAGATGAAAGAAATTAAGGGGATGTGGTTCCCCGACGACGATACGCACTTCCAGCATCACCTCGAGAGCAGCCCGATGCTCAATGAGAGAGGGACGTATCAGCTGAAGAAGCTTCAGGCTGCTGTGGGGTTCGTTCCCGAGTCTGCACGCGGCCTCGCGGTCGACGTCGGGGCCCATGTTGGACTGTGGTCGCATGTGCTCTCTACGATGTTCGAGGAAGTCGTAGCATTCGAGCCTCACCTCGCGCTTTACGAGTGTTGGAATCGCAACTGCAATGATATCGATAATGCGATATGCTACCATATGGCACTGTCGCATACGAACGACGATATCAGTATCGCGTATGTTCAAGGCAACAGCGGCAACGCCCATGTTGTCGATAAGCCTGCGCAAGGCGCTAGTTTTACGCGCACGTACGCGTTGGACAACTTCCCTCTAGGTCGCAAGATCGATCTCCTCAAGATCGATGTAGAGGGCTGGGAATTATTTGTAGTACAAGGAGCAAAAAGAACAATACAAGAAGACAAGCCTGTCATTATACTCGAGCAGAAACCTGGGAATGCCGAACGATTCAACATCAGACGTTTGGCAGCCCTGGAGTATCTGATCGCACTTGGTTATAAACTTGTTTGGGAAAAGTCAGGAGATTACGTTGTCACCTACGCGTAGCATTTTTATTGGGTTCGACTCTCGTGAGACTAATAACTTCGTCGTGTGCGTGAAGTCGGCGGTCGGCCACATGCGTGAGAGTATCGAGATCCGAGGCCTGGTTCTCGACACGCTTCGCCGGCAGGGGTTGTATACACGCAAGACGTCTGTGAGCAGCGAGGGCAAGTTGTGGGACTGCATCAGCGAGGCTCCAATGTCTTCGGAGTTCGCCAACTCCCGCTTCCTTGTTCCGGTCATCCAAAAGGAAGGTTGGGCATTGTTTGCTGACTGCGATACGATGTTCCTGGCCGATCCGGCCGACGTCTTCGCACTCGCCGATTCCTCCAAAGCTGTGATGTGCGTAAAGCATAATCACGTTCCTGTGGAGACCAAGAAGAAGAGCGGTGAGGTGCAGACGGTCTACCCAAGGAAGAACTGGTCTTCGGTGATGCTGTTCAACTGCGAGCATCCGGCGAACGAGAAGCTGACCGTTGAAATGGTCAACACTCTTCCTGGCCGGGACTTACATCGCTTCTGCTGGCTACAGGATGACGAGATCGGCGAGCTGCCGCCGACGTGGAACCACCTTGTTACCGTGAGCGAGCTTGCAATCGGCTCTGAGCCATTGAACTTGATTCACTGGACGCTCGGCAGTCCTGATATCCTCGCCCGTGAGAATACTGAATTCTACGATGACTACCATCGTGTACTAAACTCGTGGGCGAATCGCGGTGGCTCCCTCAGCTAGGGTTATAGCCTTCGTTCTCGGAGGTGCTAAGTGCGTCTGGGCTGACCTTGCGTCAGCCCAGGATCTGTGTATGCCTGACATGGTGGTTGTCGTCAACGACATCGGTATCGACTACCCAGGAAAAATAGATCACTGGGTTTCATATCATTCGGATCAGTTGGGCAAGTGGTCTAGGGAGCGAGCGGCGCGTGGATTAGATCCAGCAGGCACATATTGGGCAGGGAAGGGCGGCCCAACGCGGGCGGCTCCAAAGGGAACGCGGACCGTGAACGCGGTTGGGGGATCGTCCGGCATGCTGGCAGCGTTCGCAGCCTTGCGAGCTGGCGCGACAGCGGTCGTTTTGTGCGGCGTGCCTATCGACCCGGCGATGCCCCATTACCACGCTCACAAGCGGGGTCTGCCGTGGACAGAGGCTTCCAAATATCAGAAGCATTGGATCGCAGCTAAAGAATCAGAGTTCAGGGATCGAGTACGGAGCATGAGTGGTTGGACAGCCACTCTTTTAGGTTCCCCTACTGTTGAGTGGTTGGAGGGTTAGATGCAGTTTATTCCGCAGTCTCGAATCGTGCAGTGCAAGCACGCCGTTCTAGGTAAGGCCTTACCTCCCGATGTGCGACGTATCGTTACATTCGAGACCGGTCAAGAGACTCTGATTCGCGCAGCCTTCAATACATTTCTGGAGGGCTGTAAGTCAGATGATGTGGTCGGCAAGTTCCGTGACATGTACGCCGCCAACAGGCTTGTGCAGTGCTTATCCGTCACCGACGATCTTGTAGAAGACTTTTCAGAGGTTCTTCCTACCGTCTTCGAGAACGCAGGAAACTTCGAGACGCGCTGGCTGATTAAAGAATTGGATATCACGCAAGTCAAGAAGATAGAAGTTAGCCCGACAGTCAATCTATCGTTCGATCCTGGTAGTGCTGATGCTGCACGCTTGATGCGTCAATCACTTCTTGAATTCATTCGTGAGATAGTAGATGCGCAAAGGAAAGCAATTCGTACTGTCCTCGCACGTGCGTTGAAAGAAGGTATGAGTCCCATCGAGGCCTCAAGGTTGTTTCGTGATCAGATTGGCTTGACACAACGCCAGATGGGAGCAGTCTCCAACTATCGTAGCCTTCTACAGAGTGGAAGTTCGGAAGCGCTGGATCGTACTCTTCGGGATCGTCGATTTGATTCCTCTGTATCTCGTGCAATCGATCGAGGTGTTCAATTATCTACTTCTCAAATCGATAGGATGGTGGGTCGCTACCAGGAACGGATGTTGTCTATGCGCGCGGAAACTATCGCGCGTACGGAGATGCTGAGTACGACCAATGTGGCACGACATCAAGCGATGATGCAGACGGCTACTAAAGTTGATTTGGAGATGGGCCGCATCCGCCGCACCTGGCGTACGAATGTAGATGGTCGTGAGCGTCAGACACACTTCTTTCTAAACAAACAAGAGCGCGGTGCTGAAGAACATTTCGTTAGCGTATCTGGTGCGAAATTGATGTATCCTGGAGATAGATCAGCACCAGCGGCGGAGACTATTCAATGCCGCTGTACTACGCTCACGAAAATACTTCCACCGGGTCAGAGTACAGCGTTACAACGCCCGATTGTTGTTACGCCAAAACCTGCCCCTCCGCCAATATACACGAGTCTTAAAACCTCGTACGATACTGACTACGCTGATGGCTTTGTCACCTTTGCTGATAATGATGCAGCACGAGGAGCATTCAATCAGCTGAACTCGCAGGTGGCTGATGTTCTAAAGAATGTAGAAGCTGCTCAAATTGCTGAAGCAGACAAGATACTCAGCGCGGCCTTGAAGACGGCGGAGGCTTTAGAACTTGCTGAATTGAAAGCGGCAAAGAAGTATACTGAGGTTGTTCGACAAGCTGCAAAGAACCGTGGCATCACGTCGACATCAACTAAGACTATCGCCGGTGAAGATGTTGTACAGGCTGCTAAGTATGAATATGGTGTGCCTACAACAGTTACGAAACCTCCGAAAGGTACTGGGAAAAATCCAGAAGATTTTATCAGTAATTTGAAAACAATGGAGATGCGTGAACTTTTAGACGATTTGTATAAAGAAGGTTTCACGGCAAAATTAACACTAGCCGAAATGGATACGCTAAAGCACTACACTTCTGGTTACGGTTATGAAATAATCAATAAACAGGTAGTGAAGCGGTTGCGGTACGGTGACGCTCCATTCCTTGGTTATGCTGATACGATGCGTAGTGCCGACAGGATGATAGCTGAGCTTGACAGTGCTTTTGCAAAAGCCGTTCTCGCTGAGGACGTCATCGTCTACCGCGGCATGAAGGGCAGTAGGTGGAAACGCACCTTTGCGAGCTTGCAAATTGGGCAAACAGTGCTTATAGATCAAGCTGTGTTAAGCACTAGCATGAGCAGGAGCTTTGCGGCGAATTGGATACACGGCAGCGGTTTTGTTGTCGAGATTCTTCTTCCTAAGGGCTCTAGAGCGATCTCCATGGAAAAGTTGACATCCAACAAAACCGAATTCGAAATACTTCTTGATAGAGGTTCCAAGTTTATCGTTCGAGAAATTAAAGCGAATGCAGTAGTTCTCGAACTACTACCATAGGTGGAGATGATGGCAAGAACAAAGAAGGTTGCACAGAAGAAAGTAGTGAGTAGATTCGTCTGGGATGACAGCGAACGGGAGTTTGATATCATTCGTTACGACGACGAAGCTCGGAGGAAAACTATAGAGGCGCTGCTCGCCGAGAGCCGTGCAATGCTAAAGACTTCATAACAATCTATCGAGAATGAATGGCTCCATGGATTTCGGAGCCATTCGCATGTTTCGTCGAATTTTCCTATATTGCGTCACGTAAAGGGGTATGCTACTTTTGTCGTCCTACGAGGACCGGCCCCTACCGCACTACGGTGGCTGCCAGCGCTCTCCGTAGCTCCCCAGCACATATGCCATGGCAATCGAACGCTGACCTTCCTGAGTCGGTGAGATCAGCTCTCCCCGAGGCAGCACAGACTGTATTCAGAGAAGTCGCAAACTCTCAAATAGAATCCGGAGCATCCGAACCCGTTGCCAAGCAATCGGCATGGGCGGCGGTCAAGGAAAACTGGGAGAGGGGTGACGATGACCGGTGGATTGCCAAGATTGGTGCGCGGAATTCCCGTAACGATCTTACAGACATCCAATCAATACATAATGCTGCTGTACGGCTTGGTGCTGTATGCGAAGCTCATGGTCCTGGGATTGAGAAACGTTCAGCTGAACGTTCGATGTATGTCAGTCGTCGTTTAATCAATTCCGATGAGTTTATTAAGTGGGCGAAGGCACAGGGATTCAAGACAGTGCTACAGCCTGGAGACCTTCACGTAACCATCGCGTACTCGCACGCTCCGCTTGAGTGGCCCGCTTCCGTGACTTCTACTCTTGCTGCTGAGGATACAGCTGGGCGGGAAGTTGTCGCGTTGGGTGATGGTGGTGCTGTCGTTCTGCAATTCAAATCTAATGAGTTGAACGAGCGCTGGGATTATCTGCGCTCCGTTGGTGCGACCTGGGATCACTTCCAATACACCCCGCACGTGACGATATCCTGGGATGCCGGTGACGTTGATCTTACCAAGGTGCATCCCTTTACAGGTGTGCTGCTCTTCGGTCCTGAGCGCTTCAACGTTGTAAAAGATGATTGGCACGATTCGATCACCGAGAAGGTGTTCCACGTTGCCAAGGTCGAGGAAGTCAACGAAGAACTCGGTATCGTCTTCGGTTGGGCAATCATCTCGAAGATTCGCGGCAAGGAGTATTTTGACGTCCAGGGCGATCACATTCCTGAGGATTCGATGCTCGTCGCTTCGGCCAACTACATGCAGAAATCCCGCATCGGTGGACACATGCATCGCTATCGGGGAAATGATGCGGAGTCAGTAGAACGTGCCGGAGAAGTAATCTTCGCATTTCCCTTGACAACAGATATTGCGAAGGCGATGGGTATTGCTTCCCCAACTACAGGATTGATGATCGGCATGAAAGTAGACCGGCCTGACATCCTCGAGAAGTTTAAGAACGGGACGTACACCGGGTTTAGTATTGGCGGTCGCCGGTTACTTGATGAAGAGGTAGGCGCATGAGTAAGGGTAAGAACAAAGAACAGAAGATTATGCGCGCTTTTGAGATCGGCGAAATCAGTGCTGTTGATACTCCGGCCCAACAGGGCGCACTCATGCGCATTGCCAAAAGTGCGGATGGAGATGTTGATATGACGAAACTCGATATTGGAGCCCTTACAAAACGATATATTGATCCGATGGATGGCGCCGTTCCGTTCTCGACTGTTCTTTCCGAGACGATGCGATGCGAGCAGTATTACGAAGCGCTTGAGCACGTTGGGCCCATTATCAATGCAATGGAAACGTCGCTCAGATCGATTGCCGGAGATCCTGTTACTCCTCCGGAAACTAAACTTACCATGGCTAGGAACACGGTAGAAGATTTCATGTCCGTTATCAGACGGATGTGGAGCGAAGCCGACATGGTAATGATGTCAGCTTTGGGTAAATCAACTGAGGAGATTGAGGATATGGCGAAGGTGTTGACCACCGAGCAGATGAAGGTTCAGATTTCTGATCTGGAGAAGAAGCTCGAGGATCTCACGAAGGCTTCTACGGATGCTGGTGTGGCTGCTGAACTGACGACTCAGGTCGAATCCCTGACTGCTAAGGTCGAGGAGCTCACCACTTCGCTCGAGGTGGAGACCGCTAAGGCCTCGATGAACGACCAGGAAAAGGCTTACATGTCCAGCCTGGGCCGCGAGGAGCAGAAGGCTTTCCGCGGTTTGTCGGCCGGCGATCGCAAGAAGAAGATGGGCAAGGCTGCCGACGACGAGACCCTGACGGTCAAGGGCCAGACGATTCGGAAGTCTTCGGTCGGCGACGAGATGTTCGCTATCCTGAAGGCGCAGTCCGAGGAAATCGAGTCGGCGGTGAAGTCGGCCGCTACCGAGAAGGCTGCTCGCCAGATGGGCGAATACGAGAAGGTGGCCAAGGCTGCTTACACGAACCTGCCCGGCACCGATATCGAGAAGGCCCACGTCCTGAAGGGGATCGAGAGTCTTTCCGAAGATGTTCAGGCTTCCATCGTGAAGATGCTGGCGGCCGGCGAGGGTGCCATCAAATCGGCGTTCACTCGTCTCGGTGATGGTGGCGGCGAAGACATCGGCCGGCAGTCGGGCCTGCGGAAGGGTGCTTCGCATCCGTTCATGGGCAAGGTGCGTGAAATCCAAAAGCGTGACAGTCTCGGCCACGCCGCTGCGATGACCAAGGCGCGCACGGAATACCCGGACGAGTTCGCTGCGTATCGTGAGTCCGACGCCAACTAGTCGAGAGGGCTGGGTGTAGAATCTCAGCCCCCGACCTTGATTCCTTACTGAAGATTTGGAGAAAACGGAAATGGCAATCTTTCGTGTGCCTGCGGAATTCATGTATTCGGAGACGGCTGGTGAAGATTTCACCGGTGATCTGAATAAAATCGTCGCACTCAACCAGCAGCAGAAGTTGGTTCTCGCCGGCAACGGTGCGTTGGCGATCGGCACCCTGTACGAGGAGGCTGTTGCTGACGAGCCGGCCACCATTCAGATGCTCGGCATCGCCAAGGTGAAGCTCGGTGGCACGGTTCAGGCCGGTCAGCGTGTGATGTCCAATGCGTCCGGCCTTGGTGTCGCAGCGACTTCGGCGCTCTACTCGATCGGCGTCGCACTCGTGGCTGGTGTTTCCGGCGACGTGATTCCGGTCACGCTGATCCCGGGCACTGTGGCGTAACTCTTTCGAGTCGCGATCAGGTTTAATCTGGTTCTGGAGTAGAAGTATATGCGTATTCAAAAGAATTCCCCTTCGGCAACGAACATCGAAGGGACGTTGCACATCGACCGCTACCTGACCGACTTCTCCGTGATGTTCGTTCAGGATTCGGCGCGGTTCATCGCACAGAGCTGCGCCTCGGTGATTCCGGTCCTCAAACAGACCGACAAGTTCGTCGTTTACGATCGCGGTTACTTCTGGCGCGATGAGGCTGCTCCCCGCCCGCTCGGTGGTCGTCCCGTTCAGGTCGGCTACAAGATCGGTGAGGGCACCTACAGCGCTGTCGAGTTCGCGCTGGAGCATACTGTCGATGACCGTCAGCGCGCGAACGCCGACGATCCGATCCGGCTCGACGAGAACGCCACGATCCTGCTCACGCAGAAGCATCTCATCAAACAGGACCGTGTCTGGGCGCAGAACTTCTTCCGCACCGGCGTCTGGACCACGAACTATGAAGGTGTCGCCTCAACTCCCGGCAACCTCCAGTTCCTGCAATTCAGCGATGCCTCCTCCGATCCGATCGGCGTTATCGATGCGGCGAAGGATGCGATGAACGAACTTACCGGCTACATGCCGAATAAGCTCGTTCTTGGTGCCGACGTGAAACGGACTCTGCGCTCCCATCCCGATATCGCTGACCGCATCAAATACGTCCAGCACGGCGTGGCCGACGATATGATCCTGGCAGCCCTGTTCGACGTCGACCAGGTCGTGACTGCTCGTTCTGTCTACAATGCGGCGGCCGAAGGTGCCACGGACAGCTTCAACTTCATCGTCGACAAGAAGGCGATGCTGCTGGCGTACATCGAGCCGAATCCCGGTCTCGACTCTCCGACGGCAATTGCCAACTTCGCCTGGACCGGCCTGATCCCCGGCGCCACGAATGCGATGGGCGGCGTCATCGAGTCCGGTCGTGACGATCGCGCGCACAGCGACTTCTTCCAGGGTCGTATGGCGTGGGATCTTCAGCGCGTGTCGGCCGACCTCGGCGTGTTCTTCAACGACGTGGTGATCTAAGCTAGTAATTGACTAGCTTTAGTACTATAGATTAATCCTGGAATAAAAGGAATGGCAACAATGTCCAGGTATACAGCATTTCCTCGTCCGCTACCTTTCAATCGTGATTGTGAATTTACTGTTCGTCGTGGGATTCGTCTTAACGGTCAGGAATTCAAAGATGGTGATGTGATCGATAAGACGCTCCTAACAACTCGACGGCTACGTCAGTTGTTCGAACAGCGCTTTATCGTACAGGGTGACTCGGTACCCAACACGCTTGTAGTTCCGCATTCTATTGATTTTAAACAACTGCCGACCGCTGCTATCGTGAGTTGGTTGGCGCAGCGACAGAAGACCCCAAGACCGGGAAGCGATCGGGCCAAAACAATCGCTTTGGCCGAGATCGTCCAACGGAAAGAGAAGGAAGCTGAAGATGGCGTCGTTTCTGGAAACCCAGTTAAGGAACGCGATCCACAAAGGCTTCCAAGGAAGGTTGCTAAAAGGGATTCTGCGCAGAGCGACGCTCAGCAGCACAGTTGACGCAAACGGGGATCCGAGCAGAACTTACACCAACTACAATCTAGAAGGTTTCGTCGACACCTTCTCTGTTTTTCAGAAAGCTACTGCGGGCATTCCCGAGTCAGACGTAAAGCTTCTGATCATCGCCGGTAGCCTTTCTATCGACCCTCGTAAAGATGATCAAGTTCGCTTCCGAGGTGTGTGGTACCAGGTCCGCGCACTTGGCAAAGATCCGGCGATAGCAACTTGGGAACTACAAAGCTTTCAGATAGCGGATCCTACCTGATGCATATCGCCTTCTACAGAAGTGAAAAAGAGAGATGCCAACAATTCGCTGGCGTCTTTCGTACTGCGCTTTTGGCACAGGGCGATACCGTAACAGAGTACCCAGTCTTCGGCGATGTCGATAATCAGGCCGATGCTATTGTGATGTACCGCGTTAGGCGGAAAGAGCTTCTCGACCATGCTGAGGCAAAGCAGATTCCTTTGCTCTACTTCGATAAAGGATACACTCGCACTCACGAATGGCAGCGGATTGCATTTGATGGAACCGAGCCTGGGTTTACTCTTGGGACCTACGGTTTTCCAGATAATCGGCGCAAAGCGTTCAATTGGCTCTTCCATCCTTGGAGGAGGTCTGGAAACCATATCGTTCTGGCCTCCTCAAATGAAGTAGAGCACGAATGGCGTGGACTTCCTTCCCCACAAGAATATGCAGTTTCAGTAGTTGAGAAGATCCGACGCTTTACAGACAGACCGATTATTCATCGCTGCAAACCAAATCAGAATCCTGTCTTCTCTGTTCCGGGCACAACTCAATCTCCTCAGGGCAGAACTGTACAAGAAGATTTGCAGGGTGCGCACGCCCTGGTAACAGTTGGATCGAGCATCGTGCTTGAGTCGGTGCTGTCAGGTGTCCCTACAATAGTTCTTGGTGACGCGGTAACTGTAAACATTTCAACTGCCGACCTAACCAAAATCGAGAATCCTCTGTTGGTCTTCGCAGAAGAAGTTATCGCAGTCCTGAACGACTTGGCGTACCATCAATGGTCTTGGGATGAATTTAAATCAGGCGTGGCCTGGGCTGCAATCCGGCCGATGCTCGTAAAGAAAGTATTGTGATGCAAGTGTACGAGGGTTTGTCCTTCCCTGAATCCGCAATCGCGTATCTACTACGACACAAGGGCGATGCTGCTAGCGTTCAAAGAACGTGCGAACGTCAGGCTATGCGTGCGCGGAAACAGTTTGAAGCCCTATCCCCGTACATCGGCAAAGACGTAGAACGGGTCCTCGATATCGGTTGCGGGCTTGGTGCGATTGATGTCGTTCTCGTTGCCGAGCGGCCGGTCACAACTCTCTATCTTGTTGACGGTGATGGGTCGCACGAGCGGCATGGCGAGTATCGTGACGTATCCGAGCCTTGGAATAACGTTGCTGACGCCGTCGAGTTCGTGCAGGCAAATACATCGAGGTTGCTCAAGATCGTACCGACGTGGCCAACCAAAAGCGTTGACCTGGTGATCTCGCTCAAGTCTTGGGGGCTGCATTATCCTGTAGACTGTTATCTGAATCTCGTGCCACACTTGTTAGATCGAGGAGGTGTGCTGATAATCGATCTGCACAAACCAGAAGCTCGGCAAGCACTCGAGGGCGTGGGACTCACCTGTACAGGAACGATTGGAGACTACAAAGATCAAGGAACGGCGTTGCTTCCGTTCGTTCGGCACATCTTTAAAAAGGTGGCGTAATGGCATCCCCAATTACCTGGAACGGGAAGCGAATCTCAGCAGGTATCCGCAGTGCTGTCATGCGGGGGTTGATCACTGCTGCGAATGATGTTCGTAACACAGCAGTGGACTCAATCATTGAGGGTCCGAAGACCGGTATTGTGTATCATCGTAGAGGTGTAGCGCATCAGGCATCTGCTCCAGGAGAACCACCAGCGGCTGATATCGGAACGTTGAACAACTCGATAACCATTCGTCCTGATGTCAAAAGTCTTACTGTCTACGTCAATGCTGGTGCCAAGTACGCGGCCGCACTTGAATATGGAACAGCGAAGATGGAACCGCGTCCGTACCTCAGACCAGCTTTGTTGCAGCACGCTCGATCGATTGATAATCTGGTAGCGCTTGAGGTTCGCGCGTATCTTGCCAGCGGAGGTAAGTGATGGATTTGGCGGCCCCGCTATACGCAGCGTTGAGTGCTGATGCGGCGATAACGAGTCTACTAGGAACATTTCTTTCGGGTCCGTCCATTCATACAAGAAGGCCGGTTCCAGAAGAAGCAGGATATCCGATGTTGATCGTTTCGGCCAACGTCGGAGTCACGGACGAGGATGGATTGGTATCTCGGCGTCCCATCCTCGTTCGTGATATCATCGCGTACGGGGAACAGGATAGTCAGTATCGTGTAGTTGAGCAGCTGGCTGACCTCCTCCGTACGAAGTTTCATAGGCAACGCGATTCCTTTACCATTTCAGGTTTTCATGTTGTTGACGTAGTCGCCGTAGGGCCTATCCCTGGCCCCACAGATGACTTTAATCACGTAGCTCGAGTAGTAACGCTAACCATTCGTTTGGTAGCGGAGTAGTAGAAAGGATATTTGATGACAGTCAATACAGCCGCCCAATCCCGAGTGTTTATCGGTACTACAGGTCAGGCGAATGACGTGACGGACTACGAGGCCGATAGCTACATTGAGGTCGGCGAAGTCGAGGACCTCGGCGAGTTCGGCGACACGGCTGAGGAAGTCACCTTCACAGCCTTGAAGGATCGTCGTACTCGGAAGTTCAAAGGATCGTTCAACGCAGGAACAATGACTATCATCTGCGGTTCCGATCCCGAGGATGTTGGACAGGATGCACTCCTCGCCGCGTTCTTGTCCGACTTTGATTACAACTTCAAAGTCACGCTGAACGACAACATTACTCCTGCAGGCGCGCCGTCCACGCTGTTCTTCAGCGGCAAGGTGATGTCGAAGAGTCGGAACGTGGGTCAGGTGAATAACGTCGTTCGGCAGACGTTCATGGTCGGTATCAATACCGAGATCCTCGAGGTCACTGCGACTTAATCGGCGGCAAATCTGGACGAGCGACGGGCCCTAACGGTCTCGCCGCTGCTACCGTACCAGAGGCACCGCTTCCGCGAGCGAGCGCCGCAGATTCGCCGGCTCACGGCTAGCGTAAAATCGTTGGAATGGAACAAGCAATGACAAAGAACCTACCGCTGCCTGGCTCAGGCGACGTCCCTATCACCCTCGATGGGGAAGATCTTTTCCTGAAGCCAACATTGGAAGCCTGCCTGAGGATTTCTCGGCTTCATGGGAATCCACACGACACCGCCACTAAGATTATGGCGATGGACTTCGATACGGTCGTCGCTGTTGTTGGCATTGGTCTTCGCCGAACGACCAACAAAGATCTTCAGGAGAAGGTGTATCGTACAGGTCTCGTGAATCTCCGAGCATCCCTGATCTCATTCATCCACATCGTCAACAACGGCGGTCGGCCGATCGAAGACGAAGGTTCGGAGGATGAGAAGAAAGAAGAAGAAAACCCTCAGGAGCCGAGCCTGTAAGCCTATCGGAATATTATGGCAAGCTGTTAGAATTTGCAGCGGGCTGGCTCGGTTGGCCTCAAGAACAAGCCCTAGCATGCGACATTAACTATCTAGTATACGCGTACCAGGGTCGGATGTCGATGTTCCAGATGCTCTTCGGATCTAGGGAACAGGAACCTCCGCAGAAAAGAGCGAAAGCGAACGATATTAAACAGTTCGCAAAGACGCACAACCTTCTTGTACGTACGGGTAAGGTGAAACTTCCTAAGAAGAAAGCGAAAGCGAAAGTAGTATGACCCAAGTAGCTGGATCTGTGGAAGTCGCCGTCCGTGCAAATATGCAGCTATTCCTACGCGATCTCGAACGGGCGCGTATGGAGTTGCAGAAGTTCAGTTCGACGGCAACTCGAACAACTGCTGGAACGGCTAAGCAGTTCGACGCTATGGGTTCTGCTTCCTCGCGAGCATCAGGAGCTATTGCAGCATTCACGCGACAGTTTGCGTTCCTAGGCACCTTGACTGCTGGCTTTGCGCTCTACAAAGTCTCAGATCAGTTCGCTAGCTTCGAATACAACATGAATACCGTGCGGGCGGTCCTGAACACAACAGGATCAGAGTTCGCGCTTCTCAATACCAAGGCCCAAGAACTCGGTAGTTCTACTCGGTACTCGGCCGAGCAGGTTGCTGAGGCGATGACCCTCATGGCCAAGGCCGGAATGTCTGCCGGTCAGGTCTACGGTGGTGTTGCGAGTACGCTACAACTTGCAGCCGTTGAGGGTCTCGATCTGGCCACGTCTACTGAAGCCGTTGTCAACATCATGACTGGCATGGGTCTGTCAGTCAAAGACCTCGACCGTGCGGTTAACGTCCTAACCAAAACCAGTATAGATTCTACTACTGGTGTTACCGAACTTGCGTATGCCTTTAAGTACGCATCGGGGATCTCCGAGACAGCAGGTGTTAGTCTCGAAGAAGTAGCCGCTGCCATGGGCTTGATGGCGCAAGCGGGTACCAAAGGCTCAACCGCAGGTACAGCCCTCCGCGGTATCATCACACGACTTGTTGGCCCCACAGAGGAAGCCCGCAAGGTGATGAAGGCTTGGGGCATCTCGGTAGTTGATGCCTCAGGGAAGTTTAAGCCTCTTAGCGATGTTATTCGACAGTTCGAACCGATGGCCAAGGCGGGAGCACGCGGCTTAGAGGATATGTTCACTGTCTTCGGCGCTCGACCTTTCCAGGGCATTGCAGCTCTTACGAAAGCGGGCGCGGACGAGTTCGACAAGTTTACAAAGAACTTGCAGAATACAGGTGATGTCGCCAAACGCGTCTCTGAGATTCAGATGGAGGGTCTCAAAGGCGCGATGCTGCAATTAGGTACAGCGGCATCCGGACTAGCGGTGGCTATCGGTGAAAGCGGCCTTGGTAAGGCTTTCGAGTATCTCGCTGATAAGGCTACTTCCGCACTCAATGCAATGACTGCCGCTCTAAAGGGCATGGCCCCCCTTCAAGAGCAGTCAGCCGCGGTTCTTCGAAATACATTATCTTCGCAGCAAGCCGAACTCGATCAGGTTGATCGCGCCATTGAGCGTTTGCGGACCAATCGAGCAGGTGCGGGTCAGATCGCAGCTCTTGAAGCCGGTCGCAAGAAGATGGTCGAGAATATGACGACCACGCATGAATTTCTCATGCAGCAACAGCAGGTACAAACTGCTCTCAAGGCTCCGGCAGCAAAAGTAAAAGAGCAGCTTGACGATGTTACACCTCCCGCCGCTGTAGATGTTGAAGGTGGCCTAGCGAAGCGTAAGGCAGCGCAAGAAGCTCTCCAGCGGTTGGAATCTGAATACCTCGAGAGCACTAAACAGAATAAACGTCTTATCGAGGTTGAGCAAGAACGCGAGCTTGCCAAGTTTAAAGAGCTTCTCGAAAAGAAGTTGATTTCTCAGACGGAGTACGAGAACGCTGTCCGGCAACTGGGTGAAGTCACTCAGAAGAAGATGGAGGAGCTCCGCCAGAAGGACTTGAAGTTCATTGAGGATATCACCGGAGCGATTTCGAGTGGGCTGGAGGGAGCCTTCCGCTCATTTATCGAGACAGGTAAGGTCGACTTTAATGAGTTGACTCGTTCCATCCTCGCCGATATCGCTGTTATCGCTCTCCGCATGGCTGTGCTGCAACCGTTGTTTGGTGGGGGTGCGGGCGGTGGTGGTGGTGGAGCCATTGGAAGTATGATCGCCTCGTTGTTTCATACGGGTGGTGTCGCCGGTAGCGGTAGTGGTGTGAAGCGTGAAATGCCGATGGCTGCATTCTTTGGTGCTCCCCGGATGCACAAAGGTGGTCAGATCCTCGGCGCGAATGAGGTGCCTGCGATTCTCAATCGGGGTGAACGAGTTGTTCCTGCTGGTGCAAATGATAACGGTAAGGTTACTGTTCAGATCATCAATAACTCAAGTGCGCAAGTTAAAGAAGACTCTACTCGGTCATCAGACGGCGAAGAGATTCGCAGGTTCGTTATCGAAGAGACGAATAAAGGTATGACCCGTGGAGCCTTCGATGGTTCCATGCGCGGTCGGTACGGTAATCAGGTTGTTGGTACTCGCCGGTAGGGAGTAGGGCATGGCTTACAAAACTAAATTTGGCGGGTACCAAGCGGACAGTGACTTGTCCGCTTCTGACTGGACGAAGCGCTGGAATACAGCAGCCACCGCCACCGTTCTTGGTATTGGATATGAGTTTATCTCTTCAGCCGTTAGTCCAGTACAATCTCGAGAAAACACGTTCTCGGCGGTAATCCCAGCATCGGGAACGTATATTATTGCGTTGGAGGGTCGGTCTGTTGATGCTCCAGGTGTGCAGGGAGTATCGATTGATGGTCAACTCGGTCAGGAACTTTTCGAAGTAACTAATGGTAGTACTTTCCTAGCTTTCTGGTTGGTGGATCCTACTAGTTTCTCCGCAGGTGATATCAATGTACTTTTGAATTCTACTCACAACGGTTTTACTATTTCTGTATGGCAGGTATTCGGTAATGTAACAACATATGGAGATAGCGCTCAAGGATTGACGAGTGGCGCCACTGACTCTTTAGCTCTTAGCATTCGAAACGTTATTCTTGGTGTAGCGCGTAGTGGTGGATCTGTTGTTGTGGGGAATAGTGGCACCACTAAAGTGATGCTTCACATGGACGGCGCGGATGCTTCTACAACATTTACGGATGTAAATGCTGGGGGTTCTGCAAAGACTTGGACCGCTGCTGGAAACGCGCAGATTGATACAGCGCAGTCAAAGTTCGGCGGTGCATCGGCGTTGTTTGATGGCACGGGGGATTACGTTTCGACGTCTGACCATGCGGACTTAGAAGTAGGAACATCAGATTTTACCATTGATTGTTGGTTTTTCGCCAATCACAGCGGCAGCGGTTCCTTGCATGGCATCTGTGGTAAGGCGACCGATTTTTCAGCGGCCACTCACAGCTACGCGTTGATGATTAACGCAAGCAACAATTTAGAACTTTCTATATCAAATGGAACCACACGATCAACTATGGCGGGGACAACTCAGTTTAACGACTCAACAAACGTTGGTTGGCACCATGTCGCTGCTGTCCGTTCGGGGAGTACGACATTGCTGTTCGTTGACGGCGTCTTGGAAAACAGTCAGACATTTTCAGGAGCAGTTCCAGACCTAGCGGAAGCATTGGTCGTTGGATCAAATTTCGAATCAAGTGATTTTTTTAACGGCTGGATCGATGAATTCCGCCTGTCGGTCGGCACTGCCAAATGGACCTCGAATTTCACACCACCAACATCCGAGTACGTAATAAACTCTGGTGCTGGTGCCGTTTCTGATATTCATTTTTGGGCTAATTTAACAGAGAGACTCGATCAGTTTCTCTCAGGTGCGGCGTACTGGTCGGCTGCTGATCAATTAATTACTACTGATGCTACGTCTCGTGAATTAGTAGTTGAAGCTACTGAGAATCCTACCACACTAACTTGGGCTGCTCTTGCTTTCTATACACCTGCTCCATACTTCCCTTCCGGTCAGGGTGTGCGGTTCGAAAAACAGTCGACGGGCGGTCGCACGTTCTGGTCTTGGGACACTATTCCACAAATTGCGGATGTAGACGTACTCGCTTTGGTGCGACCTACTGCGCAATCAGGAGCCTTTAACATGGGTGTGTCTGCTCGCTCGAGTGGCGCCATAGCCTTAGAAACTAACTATTCATTAGCATTGCTACAAAGCGCGCCGGGAGCCCAAGACCTCTTTGAAATGACTCGTCGTGTTGCTGGTGTACCCACGTCGCTCGGATCAGTTGCATTTAGTTGGAGTTTGAATACTAATTATTGGCTGCGGTTTAGATTGCGCGGCACAACCCTTCAAGGTCGAGTATGGGCGGACGGGCAAACCGAACCAACCGCGTGGCACCTTGAAACTACTGATTCGGCGAACGCATCGGGATACGTTGGCATCTACTACACAGAGCTTAGCTCGATCTTGGAAGTCGGGCATTTTGAAGCTCGTGAACTCTTTGCTGAGTGGCCCACGGATACAATTCCGAACAACTGGACTGTCGGTATACAGGGCGGTCCGCAGCTCAACAAGATTTCCTTTAATCCTGATGTCGGACCTTCGATTGATAGACGTCGCGCAAGCGCTATCGCGAGAAAGTACCAAGTCGACTGCCCTGGCTTGACTCAAACAGAATACCTCGCCTTTGTAGAGTTCTATCACACAACACTAAAGGAAGGTACGCTTCCGTTTACGGCGATGGATCCGTTCACTGGCGTGGAGAAGACGTTTAAGTTCGGTTCCGAAGATCCGGCGTATACCGAATCTATTCAAAGGTCTCCCGGACCTGACTACACTAATGGAATCTATCAAGTAGCATTCAATGTGGTGAGGTTGGATTAGATGCCGCGTTCAATTCCTCCCGAAGTTATCCGAGAACTCAATCGACAAGATTCACCTGAGTTTTACTTAGTGTTTCTCACGATAGCGCATCCGCAATTTGCTGATGCGATTCGTGTTGTTTCGGATCCGCGTAACTTCAGGTTGAACAATGAAACTCATATCGGATTTCAATTCGATATTCGGCTTCTTACAGATAACGAGGCAGCACCGTTCTCGCAGTTGACTATTCAGAACGTTGATAAGCGGATTCCTGAGGGTATCCTATCCGCGAACTCACCTGCGCGTATCCATATCGAGGTTTTTGCAGGTAGCGAATTTAATCTAGATGAGGAACCTGGTACTGAGAAGAATGGTCCAGGTTCCGCAATTCATACGTACGACGCTCCGCAGTTGTATCTTACTGAGGTTGAGGCTGATGCGATTCAGATTACAGGTCGCATCGTTTCTTGGGATTACACACAAGAAATCTGGCCAGGTATGATGGCTACCAAAAATAGGTTCCCTGGGTTATTCAGATGAGTTGGATCAAGAAGTATGTAGGCATTCCCTTCGTCGATAAAGGTCGCGATCTTAAAGGTTGCGATTGCTGGGGACTCGTCAGGCTTGTATACAAGAATGAACTCAACACTGAACTCCCTACATACGGGGAAATCTCAGCAAAAGACCTTGCAGCTGTATCCCAAGCTGTTGGAGATAACCACATTCTTGAGCCTTGGTACGAAGTTCGCAAAGAAGATATTCGATCCTTTGATGTTGTTGTTATGCGATTTTACGGATCTCGTCAAATAGGGCATGTCGGAGTAATTGTAGCTTCGGGGACGCACGTCCTTCATACTGAGAGAACGGTTGATTCTGTTTTAGTTCCTTTAGGACACATGACAGTACGCGCGCGAATCGTCAGCTTTCGTCGGCATCGAGATTCTGTAGTGAGGTAGCATGGTACATACGCTATATCGTGATCCTTTTTCTTTAGGATCTCCGCACATCTCAGAAGCCAGAGAGGGTATAACCCTCTTTGAGATTGTATGTACTAATCCTCATCTTCCTAAAAACTTTCTGGATCAAGGCTCGATAACAATCAACGGCGAGCTTGTTCCGCAAGAATACTGGCCGAGGATGAAGCCCAAGCGTGGTACAGTTGTATCGATGCACGCCTACATTGGTGGTGGTGGAGAGGGTGGGGGTGGTAAAGCGATCTTTGGGTTGATTGCCGCTATCGCCTTAACTGTCATCACTGCTGGTATCGCTGCTGGCGCGTTAGCTCCTCTCCTGGGTTCAGCATTCGCCGCAGGTACGATTGGTGCCAGCGTTCTTTCCGGTGTTGTTGGTCTTGTTGGGTCGTTGGCTCTCAGTGCTCTAACATCACCGCCAACAGCGAAACCAGGAGCAGAGCAGGCAGCAGGAGGATTGCGTCTCGAGGCGGCGTCAGTTGAGGGCAACCTTCTTGAAGCGAATACACCTGTTGCTCGTGTGGTCGGTACGCGTAGAGTGTACCCCGCTTTTCTAACTGAACCGATTATCGAACGTATTGGTCAGAATGAATTTGTTGAAGCTCTGTGGGGACTTGCCGGACCGCATGATTTGTCAGATATCCGTTTAGGTGACGCTGCGATTGATTTGGATGATGATACAGCAAAAGATATTGAGGTTCAGGTACGTAACGGTTTACCGGGTGAGGTTGCAGTTACGCTAACCGAAAGGCAGGGACGTACTACTGAACCCAATCTAGAGTTGTCGGTCCACACCGTTGATCCTGAGAACCAGGATACATTGCAGGGAGAAGATCCGCTTCCCGTTTTTCATACAATCACTACTCGTATCGATCCCGATGAGGATTGGATTCATCTTAATCTGATTGGGTTATCGAGACAGAATGCTACGGGATCGCTGCGTATTCCCTTCCGTATGCGTATGCGGCGTCGTGGTTCAGTAACCTGGCGAGATCTTCCTGAATTCCATTATCAAAACGATACCCAGAATCAGGTAAATCTGCAGATAAAGATTTACTGGGGAGATGCGCTCACTGAGACTCTTCCTCCCGTACCTTCTGCAATTGGCTTTGTCGAAGCACGCAAGCTTGTACCTGCGCAGAATGTTCAGCCGCTGGGCACAGACTTTAACTCTGACTCGTATTTCTCAGCTGGTGCAGGTAATGACAGACTTATTTCGGGAACGGAAACAACTACAAATCTAAGGAATGTGGTTTTATTTGCTGAGCACATAGATTTTTACCTTAGTTCCGCTAGCTGGCCGGCTGGAATTTATGATATTGAAATCAAGCGTGGTGCTACTTTTATAGCAGCTAACTTTACATCAAGCACGTACACCCATAGCGGAAGTATTCTAGACTTCTTTGGTCGTCGTGATTCCGGAGAACTTCCGCTAACACGAGAGGGATTACTCGATACCTTAACGCTAGTACGAATGGTCAATGTATGGAATGAATATCCGGTCATTCAATCCAGCATGACCTTGATAGCGATCGTTGCTCGAAATCGTGCAGTTCAGAAATTATCAGCGTTGGCTTCGGGGTACGTCAAGGACCTTCCGCTTGGCCGTGGTATCTGGCTAGTAAGAACCTCTAGTGTTGTTCGCACAGCTCTTACGTTTGATGCTGCTGGGAGTATGACTGATCCGGAAGTGCTCGCTTTCGTTCGACCGTTTCCTGATCTCAGTACAGTTGATGTTGATATTCCTGGGGGTATTCTTCTTCGAGTTAGTGGTGCTGCGGGAACTGAACAGTGTTATCGTATCGGATTGCGCACAGCTCCAGCAGCGGGTACAACGACACTATTTGTCAGTAAGTTTGTTGCTGGTACTTTCACATTTTTATCATCAACACCATTTCCTGTACAGTCAGACAGAAATTATTTTATTCGTGCGCAGATGCGCGGAACAACATTGAAGGCCAAAGCATGGCCAGCAACTCTCGCTGAACCAGATGATTGGATGATTACCCTTACTGATGCGAGTATTACTACTGCAGGACGTGTCGGTCTTTTTACAAATCAAATAGCTCTTAGTACTCGTGTTAATTGGTTCTCAGCGAGTGATGGAGGTACAGCTCCTTTCCCACCAGGACCAGCTCCGGTATCTACAGATTTTTCCGAGAATACCTTGAATGTCAACGCTGTCGGTTGGACGAACTTCTGGAGTACAGCAAACTTTACTTATGTCGTGGTTGCAGACGTGCGTTTCCCGTATAATGGCAGACAATCGAATTGGGATGAATTCAGAACATCAAGCAATCCCGCATCGCATTTTCGCGACATTCTTACGGGTGCGCAAAACTTTGATCCTCTGCCGGAAGAACTACTGGATGACGAGTCGCTAGTAGCATGGTGGAGACGATGCGCCGCCTCGGATTTTACTTGTGATATGGTGGTTGAAGGTCTTGAGGTTCCTGATCTACTTCGTGTTGTCTCTTCATGCGGGTACGGTAGGTTGTACCGATCGGAACTGTTTGGTGTAATTCAAGATTTTGATCGTAGTGCCGACACTCCAATTCAAATCTTCTCACCAAGGAACAGCTCTGGACTATCGTGGAAGAAGGCGTTTCCACGACTGCCGGCTGGGTTTCGGATCAACTTTCGATCTGAAGATTTGGATTACGGTAACGATCAAGTTGTCGTCTACAGAACTAATATGGAAGGATCGCAGAACCGGTTAGAGCAAGTTACCTACGATGGTCTTATTACAGAGGCAAATATTATTCGTAGGGCTAGTTTTGATCTACTACAAGCAGAGCGTCGAGCAGCATTCTACTCGTTAAATGCCCCTGTCGAATCGATTGTTTGTCGGCGCGGAGATTTAATTGGTGTAACTCACGATATACTACAATCGCATCACGGCTACGCGCGCGTCAGTGACGTAGTATACGACGATGACGAAATAACCAGCATTATTCTTGATGCGCCAATCGATGTAGTTACGGAAGAAGACGTCCTTGCTACCTTTGACATGTTAGAAGTAGATGATGTGTTGAATTTAGGTGTGCAGACTGGTATAGCCATCCGTCTTACGAATGGTTCGAATTCCACGCATGCAATATCTACACCTTCTGGTAACACAGATGAGTTGACGTTTACCACGCCGGTACCAATCAAGTATGGTGTATCATCTTCGTTCGATCGAAGTTTGATCCATACGATCGCTCCAGGATGTTTAGTTGTTGCCGGCGTCCTTGGTAGTGAATACAAACGACTAGTTGTGTCTGAAGTAGCTCCACAAGTCAATCTGGAAGCCCAGCTTGTATGTGTTGATGAGGCTTCGGATATCTTCACTTCGGTTTTTGGAGTTGTTGTCTAATGGCTGATCGTACAACATTTACTTCTTCTAGTACTGCTCCTGTAACAGGAAAAGAGTTACTCGATAATCTAGCTGAAAAGATAGATATCCTTTTCGATGCTATAGCTCTTATTCCTACGTCAATTACTAACAGCGGTAACGACTACACCATCGTTATTGATCCTACCCTTACGGCTGATGTTGTCAACAACATGCTGTTCTGGATCACTCCAAATGTCAATAATACAGGTGCAACACGGCTGCGAGTAACAGCGTCTAATCCGTATTATGATTGGGTTCAGGTTAATGGTGATGCTTACGCTACTGGTGAGATTGAAGCTGGAACAACCTATGGTGTGTTGTTCATTGGCGGTGAGTTTAAAACTGTAACAATTCAATCTGATGCTGCTGCCGCTGCTACTGTTAACTACCAGGAATTTACAGCTTCAGGAACATGGACTAAACCTGAAGGTGTTTCCGTAGATTCTCTTGTATTCGCGCAATTGTGGGGCGGTGGTGGGGGCGGTGCTCTTAGTACTGCTCAAGGTGGTGGTGGTGGAGGCGGTGGCTACAACTACGGATTTTTCCAAGCGGCTGATTTAGCACTTACAGTAACGGTTACGGTTGGTGCTGGTGGTACCGCTACTGGGGGCGCTGGCGGGAATTCATCGTTCGGCTCACACTTCTCAGCCTTTGGCGGAGGATTTGGTGTTGGTAGCGGTACTACCAACGGCGCCGGTGGTGGTGGTGGTGGTCAGCTATCGGCGGGGGGAAATGCTGCTAGTGCTACAGGTGGAGCTGGTGGTGATCCGTTCCCTGGTGTTGCTCCCGGTGGTGACGGGAATACCGGAGCTGGTAGCACTACGACTGGAGGTGACGGTCTATTTGGCGGTGGTGGTGGTGGCAATGCCTCCGGTGCCGGGGGCAATAGCTGGTACGGCGGAGGCGGTGGCGGTGGGGATCAGGATGCTACCGATCAAGCTGGAGGACAGAGTGTCTTCGGGGGAGATGGCGGCGCAGGTCAATCTGTCGCAGGTGCTGGTTCTGCTCCTGGTGGTGGCGGCGGCGGTTCCAGCGGAACAAGCGCTGGTGCCGGCGGTCGCGGTGAGTGTCGTGTTTGGACAATAGGGTAATAACATGGGACCGATGTATAGACTCGCAGTAATTGCAAATGGTGTGATTGAGAACGTCATTCTTGGTGACGAAGATTTCAGCCTCCCCGAGAAGGAACTCGTTCGTTTAGCCGAAGTTGACGATGATGGTCACGACGCCAAACGGCTTATCGAGGAATCGATAGCGTATCCAGGTATCGGGTGGGCGTATGACGGTTTAGCATTCACACATCCCAATAATTTCGAAAAACCGATAACTGAGTTGAAGAAACATCTAGCTCAGTACAGGTTTTCTGTTGAGCAGTCGGGTATCATTTGGGAAGGTGAAAGGATTGGCACCTCACGAGATGAGCAAAGGGTCTTTGGGGAAATCAGGACGCGCGTAGGGCAATTCCCCGATGAGGAGATGAGCTACAAGACAACGTCGGGGAAATTCATAACTACAACCTTGGTACACCTTCTACCTCTCGCCGAAGTTGTATACGCGTATGTTCAGAAATGTTTCAAAGCAGAAGCGTATGTATCGAATATGATAGACGACGCTTCTGTCACAACTATCACGCAAGTAGAGGAGGCCTTCGACTCACAGATGGGATAGAAATGTAACTACTCGTTCTCGCACAAGCAAAGATAGAATACGACTCATAGAAAGGTAAAGACTAATGGCAAGACCATTAGGAGTCTGCGCTGATACAAATCAGTCCTGCTTGGTTAATCAACACCGCAACTCTGTAGATTGGCGAGAATAATCAGCCATGGTAGATGATAGATCGACTGATCGTCTACTTGGGCAACTCATTGCTGAGGTTAAGTCATTACACGACCGCCTCGATCGCAATGATAAGCATGTGGAAGATATTCGCAACTCCGATCGTGAAGATATCAAGAAACTTAAGGAGGATGTAGAAACCCTCAAAGACTATATGCTCCGAGTCGAAGGGGGCAAACGGATGCTGTTTAGCATGTTGGCTATAGCGGCAACCCTGGGTGGTTTCGTGTGGGAGATTCTTTCACGGTACCTTCCCTTCAAGTAAGCAATACCCACAAATGGAGACTATGATGAACGATACGAAACCCTGGTACGTCTCAACTACGGTTTGGGCCAGCCTTGTGCAGATCCTGGTAGGGCTGGCCGTCAGCCTTGGATTCGTTGATCAGGCCGCAGGTACAACGATCGCGGATCAGGCTCCCGGTCTCATTATTGCGATTGTGACATCGCTGTCGGGTGTGCTCACACTGTACGGCCGCGTCACTGCGACGAAGCAGATCACAGCCACCAAACAAGCGTAGGAATAGCCGTCGATATGTAACATATAACGCCCGCAGCGAATCGGGCGTTATATTACACACACGCAGGAGATATTTATGGGCCCTACTCTCGTTGTTTCGGACCAGACACACTATGATAAGTATCGTGCTGAGAATGAGTCGTATCGGGACGCCGTCGTTCGTGTTGCTAACGGAATGGCTACTGATTCTAAGCATTTCTATCGCATCAAAAGTATTCTCGGAGATATGAGTTTTCTACCCGCAGGTCGTATTCAATCGGCTGTTGGAAGTCTGCGGAAGGTGACGGCTGGTAATTGCTACGTCAGTCGCATGATCGAAGATTCCATGGAAGGCATCATGCTCGCTGCGCAGGAATGCGCGATGACCTTACGCCAGGGCGGCGGCTGGGGAGGCGACTTCTCAACTATTCGCCCAGACCGAGATATGATCGCCTCGCTTGGTTCGAAAGCGTCAGGTCCTGTCAGCTTTATGGGTGTCTTCAATGGCACGTGTGAAACCATCAAGTCGGCCGGACATCGTCGTGGTGCCATGATGGCGGTGCTGCGTTGCGACCATCCTGACATCCTTCAATTCGTTCGATGCAAGCGGGCTCCTGTTCAGACTCAGGTGTTGTGGGATCTGGCGGAGGCCGAGACCGATCCCGCTCTTAGGCAATCGATGTTTAATGCTCTTCAGGCAACGCTTCGGTTGACCAACTTCAACATCTCGGTTGGCATAACTGACGAGTTCATGCGGGCTGTTGAAAACAACTCCGACTTCGATCTGAAGTTTGGAGGTCGTGTATACGCGACAATTCGTGCTGTCGATCTCTGGTCTGAGATCATGCGGGCTACTTGGGACTGGGCAGAACCAGGCGTGCTGTTCATCGATACAATCAACAAGATGAACAACCTCTGGTATTGCGAGAAGCTAGCTGCCACCAATCCATGTGGAGAACAGCCCTTACCTCCATTTGGCGTCTGTATGCTCGGCTCGTTCAACCTCGTGAGATACGTCGTTCGTCGTGGTGATAAGCTCACCTTCGACTTCGACGCATTCAAGTCTGATATCCCGCCCGTCATCGAAGGCATGGACAACATCTTTGATGATGCTACTTACCCGCTTCCGCAGCAAAAAGAAGAACAGATGAATAAGCGGAGGATGGGCATTGGTGTTACAGGAGTCGCCAATGCTCTTGAAGCATTAGGTTGTCCCTACGGCTCCCCAGACTTCTTGGAAGTGCTCGAGAAGATTATGACGGTCCTTCGCGACACCGCATACGAGACATCGAGCGACCTCGCGAAGCACCTCGGATCGTTCCCGGTATTCGATCGCGACAAATATCTCGATGGGGGATTCATCAAGACTCTGCCCGATACTATTCGGGAGAAGATTTCCGAACAGGGCATCCGCAACTCTCACTTGTTGTCTGTCGCCCCGACGGGTACGATCTCCCTGACTGCCGATAACGTCTCGTCAGGTATTGAGCCCGTGTTCGCGTACGAATATGAGCGCAAGATGTATACGCCGAATGGTCTGCAAACCTTCAACATGCAGGACTATGGTCTGGCTCGATTTGGTGTGCGCGGGAAGACGTCGGCCGACTGTACGATTGACGAACACCTCAACACCTTGGCCGTGGCTTCGAAGTTCGTCGATTCGTCGTGCTCCAAGACGTGCAACGTTGGTCCTGATGTAACCTTCAGCGAGTTCAAGGATGTCTACTTCCGAGCCTGGAAATTGGGTACCAAAGGATTTACTACATTTCGTCTCGATGGCAAGCGTATGGGTATTCTCAGCGCCCCCGCCAAAGAGGTGAAAGAGGTTATCGAGGAACCCGTGAACGATCCGGTGAACGGTGCCTGTGTCTATGATCCAACCACAGGCATGCGCACGTGCGATCAGTAGAGGTATCCGATGTCTGCTTTCTTCGCGTGGCTGTCAACATTCCTCACGGGCCTGCTAAAGACCCCGCTGACGCATCTGATTGCCTACTGGGTGGGGAAACGTTCAGGAAGAAAGGAGCAGCAAGTTGAACAACAAGCCACCGACCTTGACGCGATTGCGAAAGCTGAAACCGCTCGCCGTGCTGTTAAGCATGATGCTGCCAGCGTGCGCGACGACCCCTTCAACCGTGACGCCTAAAGTAGTTTGCCTCATTTTCCAACCAATCGCCTTTTCAGCGAAGAAGGATTCAGAGGAAACAGTAAAGCAGGTACGCGAGCATAATGCAGCGTACCTGTCGCAGTGTCCTCCGACGAAGTGATGCGGATGCTCCGTCGGGGGCGACTTCCCGCGAGCTCGAAAGGGCCCGCGGGCTTTTTATTATGACCCTTAGAGTCTGGACGAGCGACTGGGGAACGCGGTGGGCCCGCTACCTCAGCCGCTCCCTAACCGCTTCCGCTGGTCTCTGAGCCTCGCTCGCGGTCGATATCGCAGGGCCGGAATGAGGCTCTTCGGATTCAGGAAGGGTGATCTCAACGTATCCCTTCCCTGCGCAGGTATCGCAGACCTTGGAATCCTCGAACGGGTGGTTACCGCACGCGATGGCGAAAGCGTTCATCGATGACAGTCCGCCCTCCTTACGACCGTAGAAGGCATCGATGATCGCCAGCACTGTCTCGAACTCTTGCCGACGTTGCTCTATCGGTTCGAGCCTTGCACTCTCCATTCCAGCAGAACGGAAGCGAAAGATTTTCCGAGCAGCATTGAGCGGAGACTCGCCGTCCATAGCCGTGATGACCTGCTGGTCTGTCATTCGCTCCGGAGGGATGCTCATTGACGAGTGGGATCCCCAGAGGGCGGCAGCGGAGTATTCGGATCGTCAGGGATATCGTAGAAATCCTTGCGGCCGGGGTCCTGCTCCAGATCGCGACGGATGTCTTCTCTGCTCGGAGGAGTCGGAGGTGTATCTTTCTGCGTCATAGTCGTCTCTTTCTTCAAGGGTTGGCTCGCAGCCGCTATTCAGATGTTCAAGAATAACGCAAGTGCTAGTGTCACAACTGCGAGGGTGGTGGAGTTCACTAGGATCCTGTGGGTTTTCATGCAAGCCTCACAGTAGCTTGTAGTGGATGGCTGCCGCGATCAGGATAAGCAGGGCAATGAGGACAATCACACCTTGCAGGATGCTAATATACTTCTCCCGTTGCTTTCGCCGCTTCCAGAGCTCTACCTCATTCAATTCTCTGGTCATCTGTCGCGAACTCCGATGAATTCCGTGAGCTGGATGGGCTCCTCGATCGCGTCGAGGATTTCTCGCACGGTCAGATCCTGCGGAACGTCTACGAGGAACTTGCGAACCTTCCACCGCAAAGCATCAACGACTTTGAGGCTGGGTACATTCGCGTCGCTCGTAGCAGCGAGGGTAAGTGATGTTATCGCTGCTTCCCGGTTATCGTCGTCCATGTGGTTACCTTTCTTAGGGTCGTAGATGCAGGGTGAACGTCGAGGTTAGTCCGTCCGTCGTTTCGATCCAGCCATGTTTTCTGAAGAACGCTGCGAACTGTTCAGTCTGCACGTTCTCTACGATCAGCGCGCGGTAATCAGATTCTAGTGAGACCGCTTCGACGGTGGGAAGGATCACATTCTTGAATGTACCCTGTCCGGTGTGAAGTACGTCGATACTCGCCAGCCAGAACCGATCCTTGTTGAATCCCCGGCGAACGTAGATCTTGAACTTGTTGGTGTAAATCCAAGTATTGCGCGCACCCTTGGAATTGATGAATTCGACCAAGCTGTATCGAAGTCCCGCGCGTTCTGCTTCTAAAATCATTTCCCCTCCTGTGGTGAGAGTCGGAGGGGCTGCGGCCCCTCCTTAGATTATGATACTGTTACCGTTCCCTTACCGAGGCAGTTTCCGCAGGCTACAGTTACGCCGAACGAGACTACTTTTCGTGTCCCCAAACATCTGGGGCAAGTGTTACTCACCCACTCGACGCAAGTGCCTTTGCAGGTGTCGCACTTCCGCCAACCACGCTGTTCGGTTATGGACTGTCCGGGGACTTCGAAGCCACCCCGAGCTTGGCACGAGCGGCAATTGATTTTGATTAATGGCATAGGTTAGCGCTTTCAGCTTGGTAAGAGTAGTTAGGGGAGCTTGCGCTCCCCTTTGGTTAGAGGCAAAGGCCGTGCAGAACTCCTGGATTTTCTTTTTCGACTTTCGGTAGGTCGGTAAGCATTTCCAAAAGCAGGGAGTGCTCCCCGGCAGGAATTCCAACCTCTGCGGCGCGCAAAGCTTCGACGAGGCGGACGCGTTGATCTTCGTCGATGATAATGGTATAGGTCTGCATTTTTAGCTCCTGTGATTAATATCGTCTACGCATTATATGTAAGGTATAATCCATACTAATGCAATTGTAGATTTAGGGCCACGTCTCATATTCAATATCCTCGCCCTGAAGGTAGTCCATCAGAACCGCCTTCGATACGCGCCACAGCAGTAGTGTATCCGCGCCAATTACATTGAAGTCGCCGTTCTTGCTGGTCAGGAAGAAGGCGCCGTCCTCTGCCTTGATCTCCTTAGGCGTTCCGGTTTTGTTGAAGATGCGAATTCTATCAACAAGGCAGTAAATCTTCTGCCCCGTCCGTCGAGTAACGTCAGCGCGCAACGGAATATCTCGAGCTGCAAGTAGTACGGCTAGTTTGTGTTCGGACACGGCGGAGACTCCTCTCTTTCTAATTTGGTTGACAAATCAGCCAAGACTGGATGCGTGCAGAGTTTCATAGCCATCAGGAACATCTGATACTCCGCGCCCGTCGGGAATGTAAAGATGACTTTGATGGACTTTGGCTTCTTCTGAATTGCTACGCGTTTAACTACTCCCATTGTCTTCCTTCTCCGCAGCTTTGGTGGAGGTCGCGTAGCCGACCAGGTGTACTTTCCAGGACTCATCGCCGACAATGCCAAGGAATGCTGTTGTGCGGTATTCAGACCAAACCTGCGTATTGGCAGAGAGGCCGAGACCTTGTGGTGGTTCTCGAGGCTCACCAAAGCGTGAGGCTTCGACGTTTTTAGCGAGATACCACTCACCGTTGATTAGAATTGCGTAGACCATACGTATTTTCTCCTGTGAAGGTTGCGGGCGACATTACATCGCCCGCAGACTGGTTATTTCGGTTGATTCGGTCCCGTGCGCTTGGGCCCAGCGATTCCTCCAGGCTTTGTCGGTGTAGGGGGTGTATCGGCCGGCTTCTCTTTTACGGGTTTACCTTTTCTGGGCATGCTACATATCCTTTGTTGTCTACTTCGACGTTTCGTTTAGTTGGGTGTGCGCGGCGCAGGCTGCGTAGTGCGTTGATGCACAGTACCAGCTCCGCCATTGTTGCCGAAGCGTCCGGCCGGACCATAGCTATCGGGAGTATCGAAAACATGCGAGGGACCATCACCTCCGGCACAGCCAATGAGGGTCAGAACCAGGGCCGCGAGTACAACGTATTTCATTGTGTTTTCCTATGGTTGATAAGGAGAGCGGCGTTGGTTCGCCGCCTCGTCTTCTTCGCTGGGAATCTTATTTGGGTATGTTGCCCTTCGCGATGTCGCGATGTTGATTGGCCAGGTCGGTCAGACGTTCCTTCTGGGTGATATTCGTTGCCTGATCTGCCTTCTTCTGAGTGTCCCGCGCAAGGTGCGCGTGCTTCCTCGTATCCACCGCGCCTTTGTTGCTCGGGTCGTTGGTGTTCATGTGAACCTCCGTTTCTATGTCTACTTCATTTATTATGTATAATGGAAAGGACGTAGTAACGCAAGTAAAGTCTACGCGTTATCCTTATTGATTGCGGTTACGGAAAAAGATGACAATCCAGCACCGAGCTTGTTTATCCCCTCGCCGAGCAGCAAGAAGAATCTCCACAGCCTTGGCTGGTGTGTGCCCTTCGGTCTTCAGTAGTTTATAGGTATGCGGAAACTTCATTGAATTTCTACCTAGTTGGTATCGCTGAATCGTACAGCTACGAGAGCGTACACTTTTTGAAGGTTTGCCACCTCTGCTACCACCTTCGGATCTTGTCTGGCAAGACCGCGATCTGGCTGATATTTGATTCCGAAGTTGCGAGAGACCGATCCGACCTTGGTAATGCCTACAAGGGTAACTCGAGTGTGTAGTGTCATTAATACATCCTAGAAGGGAATTTCGTCGTCAGCATAAGTAGAAGGACGGAACGGACCATATACATATTCGTCGTAATCGTCTTCTTCGGGATGGGGCACCTTTGGTCCGTGATAAAATGGGTTGGGGTACCAAGCATCGCGATTGGAAAGGATCCAGGCGCGGTCTGGGTTGTCAGCCCCGACGTTGTGCGCGTATTCACGATCGGCGGAAGCTTCGGTAGCGAGACCGCCGGATTCATCGTCTGGGTGAATGTAGTACTGCATTTTCTTTCTCCTGCTGGAGTATTTAGAATGGGACGGCGCCGGCGAGTTCAAGACAATCATCGAAGGATAGCGGTCCGCCCCGAGCTTCCATCGCATCTTGCAGTTCGATGTAGTAGGCTTGGTCCATCAGGCGGGCCATATAGTCGTCGAAATTATCAGCGGTATGAATTGGGTGCGTCATCTTCTTCTCCGTTGCGTTCGTCTACCTGTGATTTATGTGTAAGGTAAAGCTCATACAAACGCAACGGAGAATTTTAAGTGATGTAGAAATTTACCCCTGGTTCGGTTTGTGGAGATGTGCAGTCTCTTCTTTCCATTCAATCCTCGACCAGGGGAAGCGATCGGTGATCAGCTCGTTCATACGAATGTACCCATCAAGCGTGTCCCAGGGCTTCGTCGGAAACACAAGCTTGATGCGGTCGTCCAAATCAACCATGAGGCAGGGCGGTATAATGACGTGCATGGATTTGTTCCTGTGGGAAGGTGGGCGGAGAGTGTCTCCCCGCCCGTGCAGTTAGATCAGGTGCGGCTTTGGAAGTTCTTGACCAGCCACCGTGCGAACTCATTTTCGGTCTTCCAGGGCAATCCGGGAGCTTCGGTGAGCAGCGCAAAGTAGTTTTTTGAGAAGTCGGTTGCGTCCTTGCTGAGGGCAACGTCGATTTGTTCGTCGGTCACCTTTTCCCAGTCGAGTTTGGCGTAGTTCTCGTTCTGGTAGTTGAAGAACAGGTCCGAGATCAGAGCTACGCGAGTTATTGGATCCATTGTTTATCTCCTGTGGTGCGCATCATCGCGCAAGGCCTTTATAGTAGGTAAAGTACGCGCACGCAAGCCTGTAGGCGGTCTGGTAGAAAAGAAGTCAAAAAGAAACCCCCGACCGCGAAGTCGGAGGCTCATTCGTTGTACCCGATTTTCCCCGTACGCATGATAACGCCCCTCCCGTAGAGGGTGTTATGCTACCAAGCGGACACGAGCCCGCGGGCCCAAGGGTTTGGCGCGGAGGCTCTGAGTCTTTGCCCATACTGCTACGTCGGCAGGATGGAACCGAACCGAGTGCCGAACGTTATCGCGTGGACCACCCTTGATCTCAATCGAGGGTAGGTTGCGATCTTTCCTCCAGGTGTAGACAGTCATCGCCGTCACGCGAAACATGTCACAAATATCGTGAACGGTCAGCAATTGATTCAGAGCGTTCTGCAGGTCTTTACTATCTGCCAGCATTGTCTATCTCCTAACTTCGCATATTGCTTATATAATCCGTTTTGGGCGATAGGTCAATAATTTGCCGCTTGACCTAATGGATAGACGAACTTATGCTCTTTTTGCGGGCGACATGCCCAATCTCGTCCGCTCCCGGAAGTGCCGGATCTCTCCGACCCTCGCGTCTCCTAGCCCCCCTGGAGAACACCGCCTAGAGAGATCCGGCATTTTACTGTGTGAAGTCTTTCTGCAATTGGACCGCGAATCTGGCTCAATCGCTCGCGCAGCGAGCTATTCCCCGGTATCGCTAGCGGAGATCCAGGAACACGAGTCTTTCGCAGGCTCTGCCGCGATCTCGCAGCCTTCCCAGCCCTTCCCTCCTTCGAATTGCAATAATTTTCACATTACGAAAATTTAATGTGAAAATTCCGCAAAATACCCAAAAACCTGGAAATCCGTTCATATGTAATATTAGTCATCCAGAGTCCATGCGTGCAGCACTCAGCGAATGTCGCACCAGCACAGAGCACGCTTGATTTAGGTGACTCATAGCCAGGACCTTATGTCCCCTACCGCATGTGAGAATGTGCAAGGAAAGATGACGAAGGGCATCGTCGCGACAACTGTTAGGAAAAATCCTAACTATGGAGTGTGGAAAAAGCTCGAGAAGAACCACACCCGGAGCAGGCTCTGGCAACTTCCAACCTGCGTGACACGTAGAACCTGTTGATAGAAGAGCTCGTTCTACAGTCCTTAGATGGACAGTCTCCGTTGCTTTAGTGCAAGCTGTATGTAAAGGTGAGAGAGTGACCCCACCTATCCTGACTAGACTCAGGTTGTACACTTCTAGCGCAGTCAGTAGATTGAATGGATCTTAGAAGTGTTCTTATAAAAAGACATTCTAATGATTTCCTCTCTACTTGCTGTATGGCGCTCCCTCACGGCCTCAGGTGATGAGAGAACTGTAGTTGTCCCCATCATTAGGGGCAAGCTATGGTTCAGCCCTACGGGTTCCTAGGTGATAATATACATCTTAGGTTATAAATTATAGAATAGGAATAAGATACTTCGCGCGAAGAAATAACAGTTCACAGTGAAGTATGAATTAGGGGGTATCGATGCGGAAGCTTTATCATAGAAGTAGAAACGAGTACTTATCGACAGATACAGGATTTGTTGGCTTGGAAGGTCCAACTAAAGTAGGTAAACCTTGTCCTAAATGTAGAAGACAGATGTTTAGGAAATGGCGACCAGCGCTGTGGACAGCAAAAGCGAAACAGCCGTATTACTTTCGGTACTGGGATATATGTCAACCTTGTAAGCATATTCAGCACTACGAGGAAGCGAAGGTTTTTGTTGACCAAAGCCGTTCTGCCTCGAAGAAGGTCTGAAGAACGATAGCCCCGCAAGGAAATACAGGTTTCTTAGCTTTTCCGCTTGCGAGTTTTCTCGGGTTCCGTTAAGCCAAATGAACTTTGCCATTAAGCCAAATAGACAGGAGGTTGAGGTGAAAAGGACTAAGTACACGGGACCACATCGCTGCTCTTGGCACAAGCCAGATAACCTCGATTTTCTTTCTGCATCTGCTGATGCTGAGGAACGCCTAGCGAATGGCGAGCTGCAACGTCAATGTCCAGTCTGCCATCTTTGGCACTGGCGCCATGAATGGGGCAACGAACCCAAAGGACTCAACCTTCCGATGGTCCTCGCGCAAGAAGGTGAGACGCACATAGAGAAGGAGGAATAGATTGTGGATATTGTTACCAGCGATCGTGGTTTGGAATACATTCACTTCAAGGAGGGTACTGATTCTACGCAGAAATCACGTTTGGTATCACAGTCTTCGGTGGTAGGTGATTATACAGACAGTGCGAGTCGTCCAGGCAGCTCATATCTCTGGATTGGTGGTAACCATCATCTTTCTCGTGAGCAGGTTCGGGAACTGGTTCGGCATTTGAATAGCTGGTTGGAGACGGGCTCTCTCAGAAGTAAATAGTGAAGCAAAGACGCAGTAGGAGTAAATGATGCGCGGGCCCCAATCTTATCGCATGCTCAAGGACTCGACGGTTCAACCCGAGGTCAAGGCTGGGACGATTGTTTACCGCTGCGCGAAATGCGACTACGGTCTCGCAAGCGACGACTCGTGGTTGACAAAGATTCCGCACATCTCAGTAACTCTGAATGCTGACGGCGACTACCCGTTCTTCACCGTTCCTGAATGTGACCTCGAAGCCACTGGAGAAGACGAATGACATTAGAGCGCATAGAGGCTTTGCTCGCTGCATCACACAAGCGTGAGCGCCTTATGTGGATTGCGGGAGGTCTTGTCTATCAACACCTCTCGGAGAAAGCCGACCTTGTAGCAATGCGCCGCGTCCCGCGATACGAGAACGTGGCTGAGAACTTACGCAGATTTGCCGTTGATTGTTTTGACATCGCCGTCCGGCAAGGTTTTGTCGACTGCTGACGTGATTCATATGTAATGTGTATCAGGATTGTGAACCGATGACTTCTAAGAAAACATCGAGGTATTTGGAAATGGAAGCAGTGACTCGGACTAAGGTTTTTATCACCTGGAGCGAAGTTGAATTCCAATGTAGGAATCTGCATAGTCAGATCAAGGACCATCGCATTGGGCCGCACCTGAAGACGATTATAGCGATCGCGCGCGGTGGTATGGTTCCAGCGACGATGCTCGCGCACGCGCTTGGCACTCAACGTCTCCAGTCAATCTCGATTTCTTCGTATGTCAACGACCTCAAGAAAGATCTGGTCGTCGACCCTATCCCCGATTACATCAAATCGATATGCAACGAGAGTACTGTGCTCTTCGTTGACGATATTGTCGACTCCGGCGCCACGCTTGGTTTCATCAAGAGCACGTTTCCCAAGGCGCACTTCGCGTCTATGATTACCAAGGCTCCTGCCATCTATCCCGATTATTTCTGCGCTTCCATTCGGACTTCGGATGATTGGGTGGTTTTTCCTTGGGAGAAGACTTCGTAGTAGATTGGAGTCCTGATTGAATTGACGAACGCGATCGAGTTATATTGCGGTAGCGATCTGAATGACCTGACCGAAGTAGATAACGAGAGTGACCTGGGGGATCAGATTGAAGTGTTACACGAGAGAGAACTGACACCACGGATTGAGTTAATCGAGCTGATTGAATTGTGGACTGCGACCGAGTTATGAAAGTTGACGGATTTGAGGAAGTGGATCGAATTTAGAGACCAGAGTGATCTGCATGACAAAACTGATTTGTACAATGCGATAGATATGCTGAGACGGAGAGAGTTAGGGTTACGGATAGAACTGCGAGATAGGATCGAGTTGCACCGACCTATAGAACTATGACAGGTGACCGAGTTAAGCCCTCTGATAGAATTGTAGACGGTGACCGAGTTTACGAGATCGATAGAATTGTGGGATACGAACGAAGTTCTGGTCCGGAATGATCTGATAGAACCGATTGAGTTGTGGACGAGAAGCGAACTGTTAGGTACTGATCGAAGTGCTGGGCGGAAGCGAACTGATACAAGCGATTGAGTTGTCGGAAATGATAGAATTGCTTTCCTAGAACGAGTCGGAATGGTAGAGTGAACTGTATCGCAGAAGCGAAGTGTGGGCCTCGAATGAACTGTCGATTATGATTGAGTTGTTGTGAACGATAGAACTGCATTGCAAGAACGAAGTGTTTGGCGCGAGTGAATTGTGCTCCTAGATTGAGTTTTTCACCAAGAGAGAACTGTTCAAGCAGAACGAGTTAGCGGGACGGTGAGAACTGTTTTAGGGGATCGAGTTTTCGGAGATGAAAGAACTGCTGAAGTCGAGCGAGCTGCTCACCTTGACGGAACTGTTACACGAGAGCGAACTAGAAGATCAGAGTGAACTGTTGAAAAAGAATGAGTTGTGTCCGAAAATAGAATTGTGAAGGGCGACCGAGTTATGTTCGAAGATGGAACTGTGAAAGGCGACCGAAGTATAAGTATCGATAGAAATGCACCAAGTGATTGAGATTCGACTTTGGATTGATATGTTATAGGAGATCGAGATTCCGGAAGCGATAGAACTGCGGGACCGAATCGAGGTAGACGGCTAGAGAGATCTGTAGCGACCGATTGAGTTTCATCAAAGGATAGAACTGTACTATGCGACCGACTACTTGTAGGATATGATAGACATGCGCATTGCGAAGGAAGTGTTTGCTTGGAGTGATCTGTAAATCGGGAATGAGTTAATACTAGGGATAGAACTGTATGTGGTGAGCGAATTTCCAGACATGAGAGAACTGCATTGCAGGAATGAGTAGGAATGGTAGAATGAACTGTAACGCAAGAACGAATTGTGCGATATGACAGAACTGCGGTATCGAGAATGAGTTGAGTATGGCGACTGAATTGTATTTCGAGAACGAATTAAGCAGCTTGAGAGAACTCCTGTCCTACAGTGAATTGCAGGTCCAGATAGAATTGGGCACAATGACTGAGGTGTGAAGGTACAGTGAACTGTTACAAGTGAACGAATTTCGGGAACTGATAGAACTGTTGTATGGGAATGAAGTATCTGTGCTGTGAGATTGAACTGCTACCTGCGATAGATCGCGAAGGAGAATGAATATGTTGACTGTTGATGACATCGATAGTTTGGCTATCGAGCGCTTGAGAAAAGACCTGCGCGAAGCGGCCAAGACTATGGGTCCTGACCAGGCCAGGTTTCTGGTCGACCATTACTACTCCATTCAGAACTACCGCAAGAGCGCGGCCAATCAGCAGCGTTCCCTGGCTGAGGCGCAAGAGCCGATTGACGTACTGAAATGGTTCTACGAGCAGAGCGACAAACTCGAGACGTATGTGAAGACAGCGCTCGATGTTTACGCCCACAACCATCCTGTTGGTAAGTGGATGCTTGGTATCAAGGGTATCGGCCCGGTTATCACGGCAGGGCTGCTCGCGCATATCGATATCGAGAAGGCTCCGACAGTCGGCCACATCTGGCGGTTCGCAGGTATGGACAGCACGGTGGTCTGGGAGAAGGGGCAGAAGCGACCTTGGAACGGACGTCTGAAGGTGCTCTGCTGGAAGATCGGCGATAGCTTTGTTAAGCAGTCCACCGGAGAGAACCCCAGCCCGTACGGCATCCGCTACCGCGCGTGGAAGGACGAATATGTCAAGCGGAATGCGCAGGGCGACTACGCAGAACTGGCTGCCGAGACTTTGGTCTCTCGAAAGTTCCGTGCGGACTCTGATGCCATCCAGCACTATAAAGAAGGGAAGCTGCCTCCCGGCCGTCTCGAGTTGCGCGCGCGACGTAAGGCTACGAAGTTGTTCCTGAGTCACATGCATGATTTCTGGTATCGGACGCACTTCAAAACTGATCCTCCGGTGCCTTACGTCATCGAACATCTGGGGCATACGCACTTCATTCCCCGCCCCGACCTGATTCCCAAAGAGCAGTGGCCTGTGAATTTCGGTCGCCTTCCCTGCGGGAGAATTCATCAGCACGTCGCGGCCGAGTGATGCCCGATTTGTCGTTTTTTCCAGTAGCCCTCGTGATTCTCGTAATAGGGCTGCTCATACTGGGGAAGATTTGGAGACTCTGGTAGTTGCATGTCGTGATTGAATTGTAGAGTATAAACGAGTTGCATGCACCGTGTGAACTGTATATCAGGACTGAGTTTAATGAGTGGATAGATCTGCATTGTTGGACCGAGTTGCAAACGCTGTGTGAACTGTTGACTGATACCGAGTTTGTGCGAACAGATAGAATTGTATTGCTAGACCGAAGTTGTATAGACGGATAGAAGTGCATCACAGGATCGAGCTACGCGTAGGGATAGAACTGTGTATCGCGATCGAGATGGGCGTAAAGAGAGAACTGACGAACATGATCGAGTTGCCTTTCGTGGATTGATTTGATTGATGAGACCGAGCTACCCGCTTGGACAGAACTGAGGTTCGCGATCGAAGTTATCAGCGCGAGTGATCTGCAAGACTGTATTGACACGTAGAATGTGATAGGGAGGTTGGGTCTGGGGCTCAGCCTTCCTTGATCTTTAAATGAGGGTTACGATGTTTCCAGGAGTTGTTTCCATTCGCGTTGTTGTTCGCCGTTCGGAACATACTTCGCCTTCTACTATCCTGTTGTTGAAAGATGCAGAGGGTCGGTTCGCCGGTCAGTGGCGACTCCCCGGCGGTGAGTACCGGGGTGTTCAACATACTTGCGAGGCGAGTGCTGCAATCATACTTTTTCAGGAGACTGAATTTACTGTACGACCGAAGGATCTGCGGTTGCAGTTTGTTGCAGGTGAGCCACATCGCGATCCGTCACAGAGAGACCTCGCGATGGTCTACCGAGTTGATTTTCGCGAGCATTGGACATTTCTTAACAACCCTCGACATGCTCAGCAGGAGGTAACATTTCGCTGGGTTCCGCAATCTGAGATTCTACTTAATACGTTCGGTCCGATAGCTCTCGATCACAGTTCTCTCGTGCGGCGCGCTATCACTGGGTTTTCTATATAGGAGCTTCGCAATCGCGATTGATATGTAGCTTATACGCCCCTATGGCCCTGTTGATCGAATGGATTGGATATGAAGCCAAAGACACAATTGTATCTCGTTAATTCCAAAGATGTATCCGACGGCATTGCTCGCGCCTCCGGAACAGTGGGCACAGCGATTCGAGCGTGGTTGGCGGAAGAGATCAGGTTAGGCGCTTTAGATTTCTCTGATGTTGCGATGGCATTGCATGTCGTTGTTGCTCAGGAATCTGCGATACATGCTCTCTCGAAATGTCGGCCAAGGAATGCGAAGAATATGAAGAAGCAGTACAGCGACCTTGTTGCATTGTGCCTTGATCACCAATTCGAGAAGATGATCGAGATTGGTAAAAATGAGTTCTAGAACGTACACAACGATAAAATCCCTGATGGGGCATTTGTCCCGCGAGGAGCAGCTTCAGCTTCATAAGCTTCTAACTCAGAAGTTGGGAGGCGCTGTATACTCTGCTGAGAAACCCATCGAGGTAGCTGGTGGGATTCGTGCTGTTATCGGCCAGCTGTTAAAGTTCGCAAGGTCGATTGGTATCTCTGAAGAGGATGCGACGGTTCCCGCGATTGATCGGATCCTGAATAGGAAAGTAGGCAAGGGTGCGCTTCCAAAGTGCGAAGCGCTGTGGACGTTCATCTCTGCTCAGACTGACGACAGGCTTAAGCGCGAGGCGTTGCTTCAGATCGGGTTTCGGCTGCATTACGATGAGCTGCGGACTTGGGTAAATGTCGTAGGCATTGATCAGATGCTTCAATTCCTCGACCGCGTTCCAGCCTGCTTCGATTCACAGTTTCCCGGGTATGCCTCCCAGCGCTTGTTGGAGAAACTCGTTAGTACGCGAAAGAGGTAATTGCTATGGCCGAACATGCCGCTGTTACACTACAGGAGAATCTTCTGACCTTGCTGATCTTTGATGACGTTCATGGTCAGCTTGTACACAACCTAGTTGATGTGGAACACTTTCACGGCGAGTATCGAACAATTGCCGAGCGGTGTTATAGCTACCGTGACACGTATGGCGCAGCTCCCGGTCGCGAGCACATTCACGATCTGCTCGCTGACATACTCGAGGATAAGAACAACAGCAAGCGTGGTGTGCTGCTCCAGACGCTCGACGCCATGCAGAGGCTCTCAGAGGGGATCAACACTACTTATGTTCTAGACCAAGCGAACACCTTCGTTCGACAGCAGACGATCTCCCGTGCAATTTTAAAGTCAGCTCAGCTCTTGCAACAACGGCGAGAAGACTCTATTACGGATATCGAGGCCATTTGGTCGAGCCTGCTTCGAGTTGATTCTGTTGGCTTTGACGCCGGCCTTCGTCTCGGAAATACCGAGAGGATCATCAACTTTCTGAATGAGCGTTACGTTGAATTTGATACTGGGATTGCGGCCTTCGATGCGAACGGCATCGTGCCTTATCGCGATGCCGTATTCCTGTTCCTCGCGGCGACGGGCATGGGGAAGAGCTGGTGGCTGATTCAGTTAGGCAAGCGGGCGTTGTTACGAAGAAAGAAGGTGCTGCACATCACCTTAGAAATGTCAGAGGAGGAGGTTGCGTCCAGATACTTTCAGTCGCTGTTCTCGGTAAGCAAGCGCAGCGGCGATGTTTCTGTCACAAGTTTGGAGCTGAATACGCGGGACAGGTTATCCGGATTCGAGATTTCCGAGATTGCACCTGAGTTCTCATTCGACTCAAGGATCCTGGATGAGGAGCTCAGGATTCATATGCGGGCTTTCGGGCCTCGGCTAGAAAATCTGGTAATCAAGAAGTTTCCAACTCGTGGACTAACACCTGACGGGCTGCGGAGATACTTAGACACCCTAGAGCGTGTTACGAAGTTTACACCCGACTTGCTCCTGCTCGACTACCTAGGCCTGATGAAGACGGATGCGAAAGATCATCGCATCGCGCTGGGGCGGAACTTCGAAGATGTGCGCGGCATATCCGGAGAGCGGCATATGGCCGTTGGAACAGCGCACCAGATATCGAGAGCCGGCGCAAAACAAAGGATGGCGTCGTCTACTGATGTATCTGAAGACTGGTCACTGATCGGAACCGCCGACCGCGTGGTAACGTATTCGGCGACCGATCAAGAAAGAAGGTACGGACTCGCTCGACTGTTCGTTGATAAGGCCCGGTCCGACCTTGATAAGTTTGGAGTGCTGATTACGCAGAAGTACGGGTTGGGGCAGTTCGTACTTGATTCTGTTCGCATGGACAACAAGTATTGGGATATCCTGAAAGAGTTGAGCGGTAACCAGGATTCGAACAATTCTGACGATGAGAACGAAACGGAGGACGAAGAATGACAGGTTTTTTGCTTGCTACGGATAAAGACTACGCTATCTTTTCGTGTAGGTACAACATACGAGTGACTTATAAAGGTGGAAAATCAGATACTACAAAACTGATGGGTAACATTTATAGCATTAATCCTGTAATAGGATGGCAGTTATCTAATAATGATGGCTTAGCGGATGCTCAAAGGTACGCTATTCCTATTACTCCCTTTTGGTGGGATATTAATGCGGAGCGGGCGTATTACCAAGATGGGTACTCTACGAAAGAATCTGGTCCCGATTCTTCTCTGTACTCCTTTGTGTACTGTGGGTTAGTCCACAGGAATTTAGTAGTTATGGATGGCTCCACGTTTGGTCCTATTCCGTTGAAACAATGGTTTGATTCTTTTTCATTGGTTAACCGTGAGGACATAAAAGAGTTAAATTCTGTGTATAAGAAACAAATGAAAGTAGTTGCAGATTTTTTTGAGAAGATATCATAATGGCTAGTACAGACACCAAACTTGATTTACTTCTTTCAGGACTGCGAGGCGTTGCTTGGGAGGAAGCGAAGGGAGCCTTGCGAACAGCGTATATGGCTGTTGGAACAACTACGGCTTCACGCCTCGGCGATGACTCCAATTGGATCAAATTCCGAGACCGTGCTGAGCAGTTTATCAAGAGCATCGAACAAGATGGATTACACGAATAGGAGGATGGGGAATGGCTAAACCCCGAGTAAACCCACCATGGCCTTGGTTGCCCACAGATTTGTTTTCTGCGTCATATCTTAGAGGCTTTCGACTTTCGAATGGCTGTGCGGTATCCACTGAGCTTGCTTATGCGAAACGCGCTGGTGTCGGGCCTGAATTCAAGCTATACAGATATCGACAGAATGAAACGGTACTTAGAGTTTCTTGGTCTACATTGTCGGTGTGGCTTCGTAAGCGTCGGCTGAAACTAATTGATTTAGAAGGAGTTGGCTGCGCGGAGTTGACGGCGTACCGGTATAGGGCTATGCGGCAAAAGGTTATTCTACTTGTGGATGGGCAATGAGACAACTCAGACTTCTTGACAAGAACGGTGACATTGTGATCACATGGACGCAGGAACACGACGACGCGATTGAAAGTATTATCGAGAAGAAGATGGCCGAGGGCATGTCGTTCTTCATTCTTGAACCGCAGGCCGGTGGACTGCTGCCGCCGACTCGGACGAAATTGACATCGGCGAAGAACGCCAGGACCTTTCGTGCCCTCGCGATCGACGATCCCGACTTTTCTGCTTTCATTGGTGCTGGGAAAGGTGAGATGATTGACTCTCCTGTTGCTCCAATCAAGACGACGCGCCGAGCAAAAACGGCGAAAGAAGTTGTCGGATTTGACACCCTTGGATTGAAACCTAGGAAGAGTGGATGATGCAGGTTCAACCTCCGGTATCGCTTACGGCTCGAAACGTGCTCTCGATGATGCTTGACTCAGGGAGCATTGACTACGCCACCTTCCTCACTGCGCATTTGTATATGAGCCGCAGCGTCGTTGATCGGCTGCTCTTGAATACAGGTGACGTTGAAAGTCGTAAACGGATGGCGCACGTTTTGTTCGATCTTCGCGATGATATTTTTCCGGAGATCTCTGCTGATTTGCGTAGTGTTATCGTTTACCTTGCGGTTCTCCATCTTTCTGATTACGTGATAAACCTTTCGGAGATCTTCGCCAGTTGGGCGTACACGGATTCCACTTATGGTGGCGCCGCAGAGGATTTCAAGTCGAAACCTATCGTGCGGTCTGACGGAAGTCTTACACCTAAGGTACGGCGCCGTTTGTATTCTCCTTCCTGGATTCGTCGATATGTTAAACACGGACTAGAGATTGGTTGGCTCAGATACGTCAGGACGAGGCTCGACCCGCACTTGGACGTGGTGCGAGATTTGAGTAGCGTGTCGGCAGGTATCGAGCAGTTGCAGTTGCATATTGAGCGGCAACAGCAGTTGGGTGAGCAGAGCGAGGTGTCGGCCGCTAAGCCGGCGCGGGCTTTGCGACCGTTTCAGGATCGGCGGGTCTTAGCTCGATCCCTGCGGCTGGCCCGTTCGATTTTGCCTGCGAAAGTTGTTCAGGATTTTTTTGCTGGCAAGTCGGTCGTTCTTCCTGGGGAGACCATGGATCTGGCGATTAAGCTTCGTGAGTCAGTATTTTCGATGGGCCACGGAACCTGTTACGTGAGTGGATATTCAAAGGCGGGAGATATTTTAGTTGATTTGTGTGTGTACTTCGAGGACACTCCGGCCCTCGATCAGCTTGTTGGTTTCGCGTTGCATATGAGTTCAGGGTTGGAGCATGAGCTACTCACATCTGCGAATATGGTTCGAGCGTACCCTGCGGGAGTAAAGCACCCTCTTGTTCGGAGAATGATCCAGGGTCACGGTTGGGCGCGTCGTGATCGGCGTTTGTTGGAATTGGAATATTTCAATGACACGAACGATTTGTGGGGGTTTACCTGTCTCGAATTCGTATTCGGTTCCTGGCGGTCTGCTATGCTGCGGAAGGTCCTCTTCCCTGGGGGCGCTCTGCCGCGACGCTCGCTGACAGACGGACGTTCCACATTTCCGCTGGTATAGGGTTCCGGGGTCGCTTTCCGCCCGTCTATGAGCCTGACTCGTAGGCTATCGCGGTCCATAGATTGATTGGTGATTTCTAATATCGGTGAAGCAGATATGCGCACTACGAAATATGATTCAAACTGCCTGTGCTGTTTGGGAACAGGTACCCATTCAGTATGGGTCGTAGATGGCTGGTCTGCAATTGAATGCCTGTGCGCCTCAGGTTGGAAAATGTCTAGAGAGGGTCAATGGATTCCTCTGAACACAACAGTCAAACACGCCGATGATTGTGAGTGCGCTGTTTGTTGGCAAGAAATGGAATGCCGTAGTTAACCCCAGGAGGGTTTTTATGTTTACTCGAGAAGTGCTGGATTCAGTACTACCACCGGGCGATGCGCTGAACGCTGCGGTACGTCGTTCGTTGTTTGAATGCTTCAATGTCGATACGCCCTATGCTATTATTGATTTGGAGTTCTTGCTCGCCGCGATGGCTGGTTTCGTAGAAATGCATGCGGGTTTTCGGAAGCAAGAGGAGCAGCCTTGGCAGGTATTGCATTCTCCGGAATACGAGTATGACTGGTCGTACACAATTACTGTTCGCGGCGTTGACTACAAGCCTCGGTCAAATTACTTGACACTTGAAGGTTGGCCGACGGGTACAACCTGTTGGTTTGTTACTGTTGACTACGGATGGCGTGAGAATATTACTGCTCCGGGTCCACTTCTAGCTGTACTTCGTGCGATCATTGTTCTCTGTGCAGTAGTTCGTACGAGTAAGACCGCACCCTCGAAACGCCGTGAAGTTCTCGAAGTGATGAAACAAATTATGCAGGAAGGTGAAGATGCCGCTGGGACCATTCAAGGTTGAGTATTTTATTCCGAGTTCCGACGTTCCGCAGCGGCAAGGATTCAAGAAAAAGGCTAGGTTGCTGAATCCCCCGAAGATGCATATGATTGCGGTTGCTGGTGTGAGCTATCGGCAATCAGAGGTTCGACAAGCTGTTCGCGACTTTAAGGCGGCTAACGGAGCGTATGAGCGCCGCGCCGAGCTTGTTTACGAGAATAATAATTCACACGACCAGCTGGCCGTTGCTGTTTATTTTTTGGAGTATGCTGTCGGGTATCTACCGCGACAGCTATGTAAAGAGTATCGAGATGCTCTGTCGCGCGTAATTCCGAGCGACCTCAATGAACTTCCAATGTTCTGCCCTGTTATCTTTGTAGGAGGTGGACCTGGGGAGCACATGGGGTTTCGACTTGCGCTCCCCCGATCTAGTCAAGCCGCAGTGGCGCGAACACGGAAAGCCAAGACAGGCAAGAAGACAACAGCAGTATCGTACGATTCTAAGATGTTTGAGAGGACGTAGAGGAAAAGAAATGTTCGGAAAGAATGTAATAACAAAACCGTATCCCCATGACGATGGTTCATTGAAGGTACACTCGTTTTGGTACACTATTCAGGGTGAGGGTCCTGATGCTGGCCGACCAGCAGTATTCGTGCGGTTAAGTCATTGCAATTTAAGGTGTTTTTTCTGCGACACTCAATTCGATACCGGTGAGGTGCGTGAGTGCGTGGAGATTGCGTACGATGTAGTTAAGCTTGCGATGACCAACAAATGCCCGTTGGTGGTGATTACCGGAGGCGAACCGTTCCTCCAGAACGTGGGACCATTTATTGTTTTGTTGAATCAGGCCGGGATTGCTGTATCGATCGAGACGGCCGGCACCGTGTTTCTTCCTAGCATTCCTCGCTTGTTCGCGAAAGATTCGGTAAACAAGATTGTATGCTCGCCGAAGACCCCGCAGTTGAGCCCGAACCTCATTCCGCACATCCACTCGCTGAAATACATCATTCGAGCCGGAGAGGTTGATGATGAGGACGGCCTTCCTTGTATGTCAACTCAGATCCCCGGAAAGATCACGAAGATTTATCGACCTTGTCAAAGTCTTCCCGAAGGTACGCCTATCTACGTTCAGCCGATGGACGAAGAGAATGAGACTGAACGCACGAAGAACATAATGGAAACTGCTGCGGTTTGCATGAAGTTTGGTTACCGTTTGTCGATCCAGTTGCACAAGCTTGTGGGGGTAGATTAATGAAAGCTCTCATAATCGTTAGTTGTCTGCTCGGCAGCGGCACGGATTGGTATCCCCGAGGACATTACAAGAGCTGGAAGCAGTGCGAGAATAACATTCGTAAATTCGAGCGTAGGCTGGTTCTGAAAAAACGCACATTATGCTGGTGCCATCGGAAAGACTACGCTTACCCATACCTGGTGAAACCTCCATTACCTCGTCGTACTGATACGGATACAAAGTGAAATGGGTGTTATTCCTAAGGCGGCCATTCGACAGTTCCTCGCGCGCGAGCGCGGGGACTACCGAAAGTGGAAGAACTACAAATTTAACAAGCTCGATGCGCTGATGGAGAAGCTTCCAGCTCGACCTCCCATCTGGCGTAGGTTACGGAAGCACCAACGCGTCTGTCTTCTGTTAGGGGCCCGGCATGGTAGCTGGGCCTTCTTCCTTGATACGGGTTGTGGGAAGACTCTGCTGTCGATTGCCCTCGCTCGATACTTTGAAAAGGTGAAGCGCGGTAAGGTGTTCCTCGTCTTAGTCCCAAATCGAATCAACATGTTCGAGTGGGGAGACGAGATAACCAAGCATTCTCCGAACACGAAGTATACGATCCTAGGAGGATCAAGCAAGGAGAAGTGGGCAGCGGTTCAGAAAGGTGACTCGCTGCTCTACGTGACGACGTACATGGGCCTGCTGCATATGGTCTGCAAGACGACTGTGACCAAGAAAGGTGTCACGAAGATGACACCCTGGGATAAGCAGATCAACGCCCTACTCCGTATTGTGGATGGATTCTTCTTCGACGAGTCTACTGAACTCGGCAACCCCGACAGTTTGACGTATCGCATTTGTAGACGTTTTGCAAAAGCCAAGAACAAGCTTGTATACCCTCTAACGGGTACGCCTTTCGGAAAAGATCCAAAGCCACTATGGGCTCAGATGTTCTTGGTAGATCTCGGCCACAGCTTGGGTGAGACCCTAGGTCTGTTCCGGTCCGCGTTCTACTCCGAGACGATGAACCAGATGTCTGGATTTCCGGAGTATCATTTCGAGAAGAAGAAGGCTAAACTACTTCATGAATTCATTGCAGCGCGGTCGATTACGTACGAGGCCGAGGCGACGTCGCTACCTAAGTTGATCCCCGTAGTAAAAGAAGTCAATATGTCTTCTGATGCTGAGGCGCATTACTACGCTGTACAGGATGAGTTTCGTAGTGCCCTAGAGGTTCAGGGCCCGAAAGACCTAACGGTAATCAAGAACTCTTTTTTACGTCTCCGGCAAATATCTTCTGGGTTCATTGGCTACCACGATGATGAGACGGGCGAGCGCGCCTCGCTCGAATTCAAAGACAATCCTAAGCTCGATCTGCTGCTGAGCATACTTGATGAGGTTACACCTCGATACAAGGTTGTGGTCTATTGCCAGTTTACAATCTCTGGCGCGATGATTTGCCGAGAATTAACTAAGGTGAAGATAGGTCATCAAAGAATTTATGGTGGGACAAAGGATCAGAAAGTTGTATTGGAAGCTTTTAAGACAGACGAATCCTGTAGAGTGCTCGTGTTGAATAATGACTGCGGCGGTTTTGGTTTGAATCTACAGATAGCGAGATACGGGATATACTTCGAGAGTCCTATTTCACCTATCATGAGAAAGCAGACTCGAAGACGAGTGGAGCGGCAAGGTTCGGATCACAGTAGTGTTTTCATCTACGACCTAATCACTCGTGGCACATACGACCACGCAAATCTTGCAGCGCTAGAAGAAGGCAAGAACTTGCTGGAAGAGGTGCTCCGCGGGAAAGCAAAAGATTTTATTTTCGGAAAGTAGAGCTCCTTCAGCCTAGTCGAAAGATTGGGATTTTTATTTGTTTGAAGTAAAGTATTCTCTTGCGTTAGTATGGATTATAGCTTACACATAATGAGTAGGCAGTAGCCTATATACACAGGAGAAGAAAATGACCAACCCTACAAATACCCAGATAGCTGCACGCCTTGTTGAACTTGCGGCCGAGATCGAGTTTGCCGAGCACAACGTGTGTGCGGTGAACGAGGCGGTCGCGCTCACAGCTATCGGGTTAGCGCAGACTCCAGTGAACGGTCTGATCATTTATACAGACCTGGATGCCGAGCGCATGGAGGCGGCCATTCAGAACTTCGAGAATATCGTGCGGATGTTCAATTGGGAGCGTGAGCAAGCTGCTCACACCGTTTCGAGGATAATCGAAGTTTTTGGGTGGTAATAATCGCCCTCGAGTAGAGAGAAGCCCTGCCGAAAGGTGGGGCTTTTTCTTTGTTTGATTTAAAGTATTTCTTGTGTAAGTAGTAATTATACTTTACATATAATGCATAGGCAGACAAACACAACGGAGAAAGATTATGAACGAAGAGCAAATGAAGATTTTGGATACAGTGCTTGCTCGCATTCTTCGGAACTTTCCTGACGCTGCTGAGGACGAGGTCCGGCAAGTTATCGAAGAGGGTTTTATGGCCGGTTGCGAAGATGAATATACGCTAAATCGGTACACTGAAAAACACTTCAGCTTCTGATCAAACAGAGGCCCTACCGAAAGGTGGGGCTTTTTATTTGTATGACGTAAAGTATTTGCTTGCGTTGATAGTAACTTTAGCTTACATATAATGAGTAGGCAGCAAGCTTACAACAACTCACAGGAGAAGAAAATGACCAAGCATACATTCCGCAGCATTAAGACCGGCGATGTTCTTGAGGTTGGGTATCGTGGTCACCTCGACCGCTGCGAATTCCTTGGTTTCACGGACAACAAGACGAAGTACAGCGAAACGCCAGTATTTAAAACTGCCGCTGAGATGCTTAAGTTCGCAGGCGTAACCAGCTTCCCCGCTTTGGAGGAGTATCAGGATGCGCAAAATCTCGAGTACGGGCATCACTTTTACGCGGTGTTTAAAGACCTGTCGACTGGCGATGTTTTCCAAGCTTACCTTTTCAAGGGTCGCTGGGTTCTTGGCACTTCTGCAGACGTCGCAAAGCTGCGCTAGTTGAAATCGGGTCGGGTGGAAACACCCGGCCTTTTATTTTGTATTCGACAAGGTTTTTTATTGCAAAAGGTTGTAGTTGGTCTTAAATACAACGGATAGACAGCAAAGATATTCAAGCAGAGCAAGTATATTCCGGGGTAGTAAAATCTTTTTAGTTTTTTTGCTTTATTTTATATAAAAGGTATTGCATTACTACAAAGAAGTTACTATATTGTATTTATCGGAGCTGCAGAGCAAGTGTCGAAAGACCCCTCAAGGCTCCGAAAGGAAAGGCTCCAGGCCCGACCAGCGACTAGAGAAGACGGTAGAGAGGACTACCGACCCGAGAAGGGGAACCAGGCACCGAACGGAGCGGAAGCTGGGAACATCAAAAGAAGCTCACGATAAAAAGAAAAAGGACTTCCTGGACCTTAAACCTACCGGCCGCGAAAGCACACCGGAGAAGACGAAAAGTCGAAACCTAGAGGAAAAAAATTCCTCGAAGGTCGTCGGGAGATGAGCTACCCGGCTTGAATAAGACAGCTCATTCACAGGAGTAGAAGATGCTTAAAGTTATCGCCCTCGCTGCTTCAGTTGTACTGCTTACAGTCCCAACGGTTTTAGCTGGGGAAGGTACCGAGAGGTGCGGTGAGAAGGTGACCTGGAAAGGCGTCTGGTGTATCGTTAGCCTAAACGACGCGAAGGCACATTGTACCCTAGCTGCAAAGTATGAGAATAGGGTCAAGCATGCAGAGGTCGACGGTGACCTCGACGCTGCTCAGATGTATCGCAATCGCGCAGCTTACCAAGCTGCCGAGTGCAAGCGCTTCCTAGAACTGCACGCCGTAAAGTATCCGACGAAGTAAGCCGAAATCTAGGGGGTGGCGAAAGCTGCCCCCGATGATCGCTGAGGTGTGAGAGACCCCGGCCCGATGAGGCATCTCAACTACACAGGATTAGAAAATGTTCCTCGGAGAAGCGAAAAACGTCGGTAATCTTCGTCTCTTGCTAAACGCGAAGATGAATCTTTATACGTCGATGCTGGAGAATCTCAAGACTCAAGCAGAGATGGACGCTGCCTATGCCGGCGAGCACGGTGATGTAACTTTTCATCATCAGGCGCATTGGTTGGGCTGGTATGCCATCGAGCTTCCAGTAGCGGCGTTCACGGCAGATCAGGCGGCGCGGGTCCTTATCGAGATTAAGGATGCTGCCGACGGCGATGCAATTCCGGAGCGGATTAAGTCTGAGGCGCTTCGGAACGTTCTTTCGAGCATGAAGTTGGGTAGCCGGTCCACATCGGCTGCAAGCAACTTGGCCGAGGACGCTGTTCGCGCCTTCTGGGTGGAACTTGGTTCCATCGTGCTAACGAAGTAGAGCCGAAACCTAGGGGAAGCGAAAGCTTCCCCGATGGTCGTTGTGAGGTGGGAGCTCACGGCCCGATGAGGCATCCCGATCAAGTAGGAGTTAGTCATGAACCAGTCCGCTAAGAAGTCCGTTTCTATCGCCGCAGCTTGGATCTTTGGTACGGTGATTTTCGCCATCGTGCTCGTAGCCGGTGGCCTAAGCTTGTATATTAACGTCGTCGTCGGTCTGACGATGGGTATCGCTGGTGCGGTGATGTTCGCTATCGGCGACGTCACGAAGATGGTTCTGCCGGTTGCCATGCAGGCGGTGGGCAAGACGGTGCTGCTGCGCAGCATCTACTGGATGGTCACACTCGTATCTTTCGTCTGCGCCTTCCTAGCCACTGCCGATATGTTCGGTACGCAGTTTGTAACGACGCACACGGCGCAGAAGATCGAAACGGTTGGTGCTGAGAACCTAAAGGACCTCCGCGCTTCTCTCGATGTGGCGCGCGCGATGATGCTCGCTGAGTCGAAGAACAAAGGTTGTAAGGACAAGTGCACCGCTCTTGTTGCTCGCGTAGACATCCTGGAGAAAGAGATTAAGGTCCAGGTTGTGAAGCAGCAAGCGAACACGACCGCAGAGATGTCGGGGAAGGCGATTCTCGGCCAGACGATGTTCGAGGTTGCTGGAACCAAAATCGACACGTACACGACGGCGATGATTGTCGTCTTCCAGATGGTGATGATGGAGATGATCAGCCTAATGTCCGGCTTTGCTGCTGGGATGATTGGCCACGCTATGAAGCTTTCCGCAGATAAGAAAGCGGAGATCATTGCCAAGAAGGTTGCTGCTGAGAAGAAGATTGCTGCTGCCGCGAAGAAGGTAGAGACGGCAAAGAAGAAAGCGGCTGCGGCCCGGAAGTTGGCAGCGGCAGCGAAGAAGAAGGCGGCTACCGAAGGTCAGGATGCTGAGGCGGCGAAGAAGCTTGCAGCGGCAGAGAAGATTATCGAAGCCAAGAAGATTGCCCTCGAGAAGAAGAACCTTGCTGCCGCGAAACGTCGCGCTGTCGCAGCCGCGAAGAAGGCAGCGGCCGAGGCCAAGAAGATTGCCGCCGCAGCGAAGAAGGCAGCCGCTCGCAAGGTTGCAGCCGAGAAGAAGGCTACGCGCAAGACCAGCCCGAAGGTTGTCCAGCTCGTGCGCAGTCAGGAGAAGATCAGCGCCTAGTAAGGTGGCCCAGGAGACTGGGCCACTATTTTCTTTCATATACAAAAGGGCGCTTGCGTAAGTAGGCGCTTTACCTTACACATAATGCATAGGCAGACGCACACAACAGGAGATGAAGATGGCAATTCGTGTATACAAATCCTGGGCGAAGGTCCCAGGCAAGACTGCTCAGAAGAAATGGGACAAGCTTGTTGCCGATCACGGCGATCTTGCTTCTGTTGAGTGCTTCAAGATTATCCTATCCGATCCTGAGTCTTTCAAGTATGGGGACGGTCGGGCATATGCTGTGGACGATCACGAGGTTGGTGTTCTGATCGCTGCAAAGTATTTCACGACCGTTCGTAACGTCGGCCGAGGCGTGCCCAAGGACCGTCGTGAATTCAAGACCTTTGCAGAGGCTGTCGCCGATGCGAACAACGATCCTCAGGTGTTAGTTTACGGTGTCGTGACTGAGATCAACTCGACCAGCCTGGCTCCGAAGTACTGGGGCTTCTACGCAGTGATTCTAACAGCGCTGGCTGCGCGTAGTATATAGGAGATTGAAATGCGGTATCCAGGACTACCAGACTCAGTGGCTACAGAGCTGGATCGCAGCGGCCTTGATTGGCACGTGCGGCAGCGAACCAACCATGACGCTATTGTTGTCGGGGGTGAGATTGTCACCTATTTCGGTAGGAGTCAACCGGGCCCAAGAAATGAACGTAATATGGTTGCTGCTGTGCGTAGGTTTGTGCAAGGACGCGCTGTTAACAAGTACCGGAAAGTTTCTTAGGGCTCAGACAATTTCTGCATTGCGTTAGTAATCGCTTTACCTTACACATAATGCATAGGTAGACGAAACACATCACAGGAGACGAAGATGATTCAGGTTACCCCAGCACACGTCAAAGATGTTCTTGATCGTCCGATTGAGATCGCATCCAAAGGCAACAAACAGTATCGGTATCTGTTGGTATTCACTGCGCACCGGCTCGCGTTCGAGATTACACGGCGGTCCAATGCCACGGCGAAGACAACCCTCGTAGCATCGTATGGGGAGGATGTTCTCCAGAACGCGCTTGATCACTACAACGGCATCACGGTTTAATCTACTAGCGGGGGAGAAATCCCCCGCACCACCCACACAGGAGAATGAAAATGACCAAGCCGAAAACGAAGATGACGATCCAGGAGAAGATCCGGGCCCTGATCGCGCTGGCCGCTTCCCCAAACGAGAATGAAGCTGCCGCTGCGATGGACAAGGTGCAGGCGCTGCTCGCGAAGCACAACCTGTCTATCAAGGACGTTACCGACGCGACGTCGGCAGCGAAGTTCAAGATCACGCAGGGCAAGGTGGGCGACGTGTTCGCGCACAAACGGCAGATCGGTGTCGCAGTTGGGAAGATGTATTTCTGCAAATACTTCTACAGCGTGGTTCACGTTCAGTCGAAGGGCAAGAATATGTACAAGCGCGAGCGGCATTGCTTCGCCGGTGAGGAGCACAACCTTGATATCGCGAATATGATGTTCGATTACATTGTTGCTACGATCGACCGTCTCGCGAAGGAGGCTGCTGACCAGATCGAGGACAAGAAGAAGTATTGGAGCTTCATGACAGCATTCAAGACGGCGGCTGCGCATCGAGTTGCCGATCGTGTCATGGCGAAGATTCAGGCTGTCACGGCTCCGACGACTTCCGGTGGTAATCTTCCGGCCCTCGCGAGCCTCTACGATCGGGCCGACTCTGAGATCCGAGCTTTCCTGGAAAGTCAGATGTCTCTGAGCCCGGGGAAGACAAAGAAGCAGATGTACGATGCTGCTGGGCTGCGAGCTGGTCGAGTCGCTGGCGATTCGATCGGCCTGGACACTCAGATCGGCGGAGGTGGCAACACCAGTAATCTGCTGACGTAGCCAGTTGTAGCTAAGGTGTGGGGAGGAGACTTTCCACACCTATTCAGGAGAAGAATGATGGCAGTCAAGAATGCGACAACGAGGAAGAAGATTGCGACCGTGAAGTTTACGGAAGCGGAACTTCAAGTCCTCGCACAGATCCTCCACAGCCTTGAATACGAAGAAGATGCGAGGAGTACTGGCATAGCTTTTCAAAGTGCCCAAAAGAAAGTTTTTGAAGCTAAGGGCCTGTTTGGTAAATACACGTAGAAAGGAGAATACAATGAGCCGCTCCAAGCACGATCAGAAGGGCCGTCGTATCAACGGAGAGATTTGGGGTCGCGGCTGCTACAAGGTTGTCGAGGGTAAGGTGTATCCCGATTGCGGAGGTGAGCCTGTCGGTTCCCCCAAGAGCAAGAAGCATGCGAAGATGAGTGCGGCTCGCATGCGGCGCCGGAAGTTCCTCCTGGCGCTTCACCTAGAGCAGCTTTACAGTGATATTGGAGAATGAGAGGCGGGGCTGGTCCCCGCTTTTTTTTTGTTTGAACTAATTTTTTCCATTGCGTAGGTAGAGTCTATGCCTTACACATAATGCATAGGCAGACGAAGACGACACACAGGAGAAGAAGATGAAGCTCACGGATCTCGAAACGAAAGCCCTTGCCTCCCTCCGCTCCAACGTCGAAGGCGGAGAAATCAGCCAAGCCGGAAAGATCTGGAAATCGGTTTATATCGACAACGCGTCAGCAAAAGTTGAAATGCCTCGCCGCACTTGGTCAGGAGTCTTGTCAAGCCTAACCAAGAAAGGTCTTTACCGCCCAGAAGACAACGATCCCAAATCAGCTTTCGGACTTGTGGTGGTGGGGGAATAACCCCCACCTTTCCCCTTCCTAATCACAGGAGAAGAAGATGACTAGATACACGATTCTAGAGACGCGCACGGCCACCGGTGAAGTTACTGACCTCCGTACTACGCTGCCTCGTATTCTCGGCCGCATTGGTAATGATAAGGAGAAGGTGGACGCCATGGCTGTTCGCCTGACCGGAAGCGGTCCAAGGACGTTTACCTACGAAGTTGTCGAAGCGAAGTAACACTTGCGCGGGGGAGAAATCCTCCGCCCCTTCCCACCACAGGAGACTACAATGGCTGATCATGTAGAAACAATGGCGTACGCGGGTGAAACCCCCTGGCACGGCCTCGGCACAGAAATTCCTCCCGGTGTCAGCACCGACGAGATGTTAAAGCTCTCCGGTCTCGATTGGCTGGTGACCAAGGAGAAGCTTTACCTTGGTGATAATACCGAGGTTCCGAAGATGCGCGCTATTGTGCGCGACACGGACAAGAAGATCATCTCGATCGTCGGTTCCACCTACAAGGTGACTCAGAATTACGAAGTCCTCGGATTCTTTCACAAGTTCGTGGAAGCGGGGAATATGGAACTCGAGACGGCCGGCTCACTACATGGTGGCCAGTATGTCTGGTGTCTGGCTCGCGTCAAGCGGGATTTTGTCATCGGCAAGGACGACGAGGTTCGTACGTATCTACTCTTCTGCAACCCGCACATCTACGGGTACAGCCGCTCGATCAAATTTACAGGCGTGCGTGTGGTGTGCTGGAACACGTTGAACTTTGCACTCGGAGCCAACCTTACGGGGAGGAATACTCGGGGGCTGACTTTCAATATCCCGCACTCGATCGATTTCGATGAGGTCTCTAGGGCTGCTGCGGAGAAGGCCCTCGGGATTGCGTTGACGCAGTCTGCGGAGTTTGAGGAGGCGACTAAGTTGTTCGCCAAGACGAAGCTCAAGCAGGAGGCCCTCGATTCATACTTCAACACGATTTTGAAGTTCGATCCAGAAACTGCCAAGCTGCGGAAAGACGGAACGGTACGTCTACCCAGCATGTTGAATAAGTTCAACGAGGCTCTCGAGTCCGCTCCCGGCCAGGATTTCAAGTCCTGCAAGGGCACGCTGTGGGGAGCTCTGAACGCCGTCACGTACGTCATCGACCACGACATGGGTCGGACTCGTGATAACGGTCTGACTTCGGCTTGGTTCGGCTACACGGGCGATATCAAACGGAAGGCATTCGAGATTGCCCTCGAGTTGGTAAAGCGCTAGAACAGCACTGCGGGGGCGGCAACGCCTCCGCTTCTCAACACAGGAGAAGATGATGGACTGGGAAGTTACAGTTAAATTTCCGACACGGCCCTTTCTCGGCAATGTGCTTCAGCTGGCGGAGGCGACATCTATAGTTATGCGGGAGGTTCCCAGCGCTCCGAAAGTGCCCGGCACGGATACCTATCTCGATCGGACACCCACCGCCTGTACGTACCAGCCTTACGGAGACCCTCGCCCGCGCCACTCTGGGTATGTCCACCGTGATCTCAAACCTACGGGATCGATGCCTACGTTCGACAAACCAAAGCCGGACGGCATCGTGACTCAAGATGATATCGACGCGGCCGACCTCGAAGGATACTCCGCGTTCCTCGAAGGAGATACTGCGCGCATGTCTGGGCGGCCGTATGAGTTAGGTTCGACTCTCGATCGAGCTTGGCAGAACGGTTGGGATCGTGCCGAGCACTCCGACGATTCAGACAAAGACGGAGTTTGAGAATGAAACTCTATCATGGAACAAGTGAGCGGTACGTGGAGTCGATTCTTCGGAACGGCATTACGCCTCGCGGCAATCGCAAAGGTAATTGGCAGAACACTGTTACCTCGAATAGTCGTGCTGTATACCTCACTACAGCGTATCCCATTCACTTCGCTAAGGCGTGCGTGCGGAGGGAAGAACGCCTCGCGCTGCTCGAGGTAGACACAGAACTTTTGTCATTCGATTTACTCGCTCCCGATGAGGATTTCCTCGAGCAAGCAACTCGAAAAGATCCGAAGTACTCGAACTGCGGAAAGGATATGAAAGAGCGTACTCTATGGTTCCGCAAGCGAGCCCTTGTCGAGTTCAAGCAGCATGCTCCCGCATCTGTTCAGCATATGGGGACCTGTACGTATTTCGGCCGTATCCCGCCCGCAGCACTAACTCGTATCGCCTTTGTTCCGCAAGGGCATGAGCTGTACCAGATGAGTGATCCTTCCGTCGGCATCGCCAACTACGGGATCATGGGCGCCTTCTATCGCAACCTCACCAGGCTGGCGTTTAAGGATGTCAGCGACCTTGAAGACGACGCATATTGGTTGATGAACATGAACGATGAAATACCCGATCTTTCGGAGATCGAAGTCAAGGACCTGGTGAAGAAGTAGCATGTTTGATTGGCCAGATTTTTTGGACCGGAACGGGATTGAGTATATCACCACCGGTCCTAACGTTGCTCGGAATAATATCAACGTTCATTGTCCCCTTTGTGGTGCGGGGGATCCCTCGCACCACTTAGGCATCTCTCTCGTGGGGCCCTGGTGGGGCTGCTGGCGAGACCATGCGCATCGCGGCACGAGCGTGGCGCGTCTGGTTCAATTGCTTCTCGGTTGCTCATGGGAGCAAGCCCAGCGTCTTGCCGGCGAGTCCGCGAGTCTACCGGGTGATCTCTTAGGGAGCGTGGAAGCGTTGCTGTCGACGTCCGTTCCAGACCCTGCGCCTTTGCGTAGCCTAAAAATGCCTGAAGAATTTCTTCCGTTTTCCAATAAACCTGGTGAGCGGTACTACCGATCGTACCTGCTACGGCGTGGGTATTCCAACAAGAAGATCGACTCCCTGACGGCTAAGTACGGGATCCGGTATTGTAAACATGGTCCATTTCGAGGACGGATCATGTTCCCCATTTTTTATGAAGGAAAGCTTGTTACCTGGACAGGGAGATCTATATTTCAGTCTGACACTTTGCGCTATAAAACATTGACCGTCGATCCCGATCGTGCTAGTGTGCTCGGGCAAGAATCCGCAGCAGGCAACATTAGTGATTTCCTGTTGTGGTATGATGAAGCAAGTGCAGGAACCTTCGAGACCTTGGTGATCGTAGAGGGTCCGTTTGATGCGCTAAGGCTGAGAGTGTTAGGAGACCGCCATGCTCTAATCGCAACATGCTTTTTCACCGCCCAGCCGTCACATCGGCAAATAGGACTACTGTACAGACTGCTACCGAAATACAAGAGAAGATGTTTACTACTGGATGCAGGAACCCTTTCGAAATCTCTTACGCTGAAGACCGAATTTGACTGGGTTCTTGCATCTGCTGATATTGAGGTCCTACATCTGCCAGAAGGTGTAAAGGATCCGGGAGAACTGTCTAAAACAGATTTCCTGAAAGTGTTTGCCTTATCTCGATAGGCATAACCATGAAGCACATCATGGTTCTCCTGTGGCGGAGCTGGGGGTCCCGTTTATCGAGAAACCCCCAAAGTAATAAGTAATGACAACAAGGCTTGCGTATGTCAAATATCCCGCCAGACCCGAACCGCGGTCACATCTCCACAAAAACGTATATGCATGAAGCAGGACTCTCCTGCTGCTTCCGACAATGGCGGGCCAACTCCCATTGTCGGTATTTGCATGGCTACCCTCTAAAAGTAAAGTTCACGTTCGGCGCCTCCGAGCTTGACGATAACAACTGGGTAGTTGACTTTGGCAGTCTGAAGCCCCTTAAGGCCTACCTGGAAGACATGTTCGATCACACGTGTCTCGTGGCTGCGGATGATCCTCAGTTGGCATTCCTACAAGAGGCTGACCGTCGTGGCCTTCTTTGTATTCGGGTACTTCCTGCTGTTGGCTGCGAAGCCGTCTCCGTGCTGATTCTTGAGCACGCTGAGCAGTGGCTTGTCGACGTTGGCTACAGTCCTCGCTGTTTCCTTATCTCTGTTGAAGTCGCAGAGCACGGCGGCAATTCAGCGGTTTGCTTCAACAAGAGGCACTTCCAACCGCTATAGTAACGCCCTACTGTAGCGTACCTTCCTTACCTATTGCAAAATATAAAAGTACCCTTAAGCTAAGCCTCCGTACGGCGTAGGAGGTTTGTATGGTGGTGAAACTGGACGTAGGGGGAACGCGATGGTTGGAAAGGTACGCGTGGAAGAATTATTGGAAGGTTCGTCATATCTACGATGACGTGAACGACCTGATACAAGACGGGCATATGTGTTGGGGGATCGTTGTAAACAAGTATACAGACGTCGGCGATCTGACACAGGATGGACGTCTGATGAGCTTGTTCAAGATGACGTTCGTGAATCATATTCGATGGGTCGCTTCACGGGACAAGGACAAAGAATACAACAAATTAAAAGTTCGTATGGACGACTTAGTCCATCCTGGAGAGCATGTATCGTTAGAGCAGTGGTACGCCTTTCTTGATCGGGTTTGTCTACGGAACGGTCAGTCAGGTGATTTGTTCAGTGACTCCAGCGTGCAGCGGACGATAATTGAAGCCTCAGAGCCTATTCGGTCAGTCCTGCAATTCTTGGTATCTGATCATGGAATAGATGTGATGCGCCGTCCGTTTCGACGCAGACTTGATGGATCGAGGGAGACCGTAAACGCTCGCATTCGTCGATACATAGGTAAGGGGGAGAATCTCGACCTCTTGGGAATGACAAAGCAATATCTTCTCGAAGCAACGCACTAGGAGTCTAGCATGTCGAAAGCAGCAGTTTTATTGAGTGGTGGTATCGACAGCACTACAGTTCTGTACATGGCAGCGAAGGAGCACGGCGCGGCGAACGTACTCGGTTTGTCGCTTACTTATGGTCAGCGCCACCGGAAGGAAATCGAGTACGCGGATCGCAGTTGTGAGGTGCTCGGCGTGCTTCGGAAAGTCGTCGATATCGGCTCGATCATTCCCTCGACGATGTTGACCGACGAGTCGCGTGAGGTACCCAGTATCTCTTACAAAGATATTGTCGGCACCTCTCCTACGTATGTTCCGTATCGAAACGGATTGCTGCTTTCGGCGGCGGCATCTATCTTTCACGGCGGTCTCCTGAATGGTGAATTCGGAGACGTCAGTTCCGTCGAGGATTCTGGTGAGCACATTCTGTATTACGGTGCTCACGCCGAAGATGCTCAAGGTTGGGCATACCCCGACTGTTCGCCTGAGTTCAATGGTGCGATGGCGAATGCTATCTACATCGGCACCTACTCTCAGGTGCGGTTGCATACGCCCTTGCAATGGTTGACGAAAGCGGATATCATCCGCAAGGGGCAGGAACTGGGTGTGTGGTGGAGCAACACTTGGAGTTGTTATAAAGGAGGTGAAATGCATTGCGGAGAGTGTCCCACGTGTCGGGCACGCCGCGCAGGATTCGAATTGGCTGGGGTCGCTGATCCTACTCACTACGCCGCTTAGGGTTTAAAACTGTTTGTTCTGATTGAACAGCAATAACAAAGGTGAAGTATTATGGTATCGAAAGTCGAAGCCGAACTCGTCAAAGCGCTGAAACTCAAGAAGCAGAAATCCAGCGAAGGTCGGGACGATTATCTCGCTCGGGCTCTCAAGGCCATCGACGATCTCGACGATGACGGCTGGGCTGAGCTTTCCGAGGCGGCGCAGAAGTGGGCAAACGACGCGGCCAAGAAGGCCAAGGCGAAGAAGGATATCCCCGACTTCCCGAAGGACAAGGAAGACGAGGAAGAAGAGGGCGAGGAAGAAGAAGAAGAGAAGCCGGCGAAGAAGAAGTCCAAGAAGGACGACGACGAGGAAGAGGAGACCGAGGAAGAAGAGGACGGCGAGGAAGAAGAAGAAGAAGAAGAGAAGCCGGCGAAGAAGAAGGGCAAGGAGAAAGCCAAGGAAGATAAGAAGCCGGCGAAGGAAGAGAAGAAGCCGGCGAAGAAGAAGGCGAAGGACGACGACGAAGAGGAAGAGGAAGAGAAGGAAGAGGAGGAGACCGAGGACGACGACGAAGACGAGGCTCCGAAGAAGAAGGGCAAGAAGGACGAGAAGTCTGCCAAGTCCGATAAGAAGGCTGCCAAGCCCGAAGCCAAGGCCGGCAAGCGCTCGGGTGCGCAGGGTGTCACGGCGAGCATCAAGAAGATCATGCTCGGCGACCCGCAGATATCGGTCGAGAACCTCACCGACGCTCTCAAGGAGAAGGGTTTCGATACGATCAGTAATATGACTGTCACGACCGTTCGCGCCGACTTCCGCCACACGCTGCGGATCATGAAGGAAGAAGGCGGCCTCAGCAAGGCGCTCTCTTCGAAGATGGACGACGAGTAGACCCACCTGTAGGGCATCTCGTTTAGAGTTGGGGCCAGGATTGACAAGATCCTGGTCCTGCTACATTGCTAACTTCCCAGGATCTTTTACATGACCCAACGACTGCCACAGGCGGGCACTCCTCACGTACTCGGATCTGATTGTATCGAGAATTTTATGGAGCGCCTCGTCGGTCCCGATGAGATGCGTCGGGCGGGTCTTAGTGAGACGCCTGCGCGGTACATGAAGGCCATGCAGTCCTTGACGCAGGGTTATCATATTGATCCCACGACGTTCCTAAAGGCGTTTGAGGATGGGGCCGAGGGCTACAACGGTCTTGTGTTTCAAGGGCAGATTCAGCTCTACAGTTTGTGTGAGCATCATATGCTCCCGTTCTTCGGAGTAGCACACGTTGGCTACATTCCCCGAGGAAAGATTATTGGCCTGTCGAAGATCGCGCGCATCGTGAATATGTTTGCGCAGCGGTTCCAGGTACAAGAACGATTGACCCGACAAGTCGCCGATGCTCTTGACGAGTATCTACAACCTGCGGCTGTGGGCGTGGTTATTCGCTGCCGTCATATGTGCATGGAGATGCGAGGCGTCCAGAAGTCGGGGACGGTGACGTACACTTCGCATCTATCAGGTGATTTCCTGAATGAGCCTGAGGCCAGGGCTGAATTCATGAAGTTTGTTGAGATGGCAGACTCGGGGTTACATATATGAAAAGAATTCGAGTACATGCTCCCAAGGTGCGAACTGAGGGTTTGCAGCCTATCGATGTAGAGCTCATGCTGGACTCGGGGGCCTTTGGAGCGTGGACTCGCGGCCAGGAAATCAAGGTCCAGGACTACATTGCGTTCGTCAAGGAGTATGGTCAGTACTTTCATTCCGTCGTCAACCTTGATATTATTCCAGGTGATTTTGGAAGGACGAAGACACCCAAGGACGTTGAGATCGGAGCACAACGTTCTTACGACAATCTTCAAGAAATGAAGGCGGCAGGTTTGTCGCCTATTCCTGTGTTTCACCAAGGTGAGGAATTCCATCACCTTGAGCGACTCCTAGACGACGGTGAACCTTATATTGGGGTATCGCCATCAGGTGATTCCATCTCGCAGAACTCGGGATGGTTCGATAAGGTGTTCGACTACATCACTGATTCCTCTGGCCGTCCATATGTTAAGACTCATGGGTTCGGCGTCACAGCCGTGCCCGTGCTGCACACGTATCCTTGGTACAGCTTCGATAGTGTGACTTGGGTGATCAAGTCAGGATATGGTTGTATCTTCGTTCCTCCTGAGCTGAACGGCAAGGGCTCTGGGTTTAACTACAGCTGCAACCCGATATCAGTTTGGGTGACAGGATCTCCTAGAAAGAACGACCGATACGAGATGGAGATGCAGGGTCCAGAGTATCAGAGGTTGGCGCGGCGCTTCATCGAAGACGAGGTGAAGACGCAGATGCATTACCTTCGACATGATCCATATGTACGTATGGAAGCCATGGCGATCTATTATCAGAACTTGTCGCGCATGCTTCCTTACAAACCGTATCGGAAGAAAGGCACGCTGCTACCAAGCCAGAGTACTTACGACCTTCCGACGTGGAAGATGAAGAAAGCGATCTTTGCGGTAGGCCCTACTGGAAACGTGCGCCGGTCTGCAATTTTAAACAGACTCGGTATCGCCGAGAGGCTTTTGTCTTACTTCGATTTGCGTGATGCCGACCCTGCGGAGATTATTGCTTACGCGAAGTATGGGGCAGTGAAGGCGCCGCCGGCTCGAAGGACTCTGAAGTTTAAGAACATCCATCGCGAGGAGTATTGGAATCGTCGGAAGATCCAATTAGCTGACAGAGTGTTTCGTAGAGGTTCTACTCCTCCTTACATTGACCCCAAAGATGCCTATTGGCTAGAGCAGATAAAGGATAAACTTGATGAAGCGTGAGAGTCTACTAGGAGTCCTTTCTACTGTCGATCCCGCGTTGGCGGCGAACGATCTGATCCCGGTCCTGACCCACTACTGGTTTACGGGTAAGGCGGTAATGGCATACAACGATGTCGTCGCTATTGCAGCGCCGTACAAGACCGAGTTTAAAGGAGCGATCCGCGGATCACTTCTTGGCGGTGTCCTGAGCAAGCTCGCCGGCGACGATGTCTTGTTCACACAAGGGGACAACTCTATGGTTATCAAGTCGGGTCGGTCCCGGCTCGAGGTTCCTCTGTTGCCGCCTGATTCCTTCCTATTCACCTTTCCGAAGGTTGATGAGGACGACGCAATGTTGTCCCTCGATGAGGAAAGCAAGCCGGCTTTGATCCGAGCCTTTGACATTTGCCTGCAATCGCTCAGCCGGCGTGTATCTGAACCGCAGCGGCTGGGAATTACTGTTGTCCCTGAGTCGAAAAAGGCTCTTACGTTCTACAGCACTGATTCCGTAACGTTGTCTTCCGCTCCTGTTGCGGCCGACGGACATGGTCTTGAGAAGCACGTCACCATGTCCAAGTTGTTCTGCGAAAGTGCGCTCAAGTTGATGCAGCGCAAAGACGTGAAGGAAGTGAAGCTATACCTTGACGATGAGTACGCCCTCATGCTGTTTGACAACGGCGTCAAACTGTATGGCCGACTCATCGATGATCCTAATCCTCCGAAGTTCAAGGAGATCGTGGGGAACTATCTCCCGAAGGGCAAGGGCAACGGAATGGTCCCGGTTCCGGCCGGACTGTCGGCAGCACTAGAGCGCGCCTACCTTGTTGTGCATAAAGCGTTGGAGCCGGTAACGAAGCTTCGGGTGGCTGAGAATTCGAAAGGGAAGAGGCTCCTTCGTATTTCCTCGAAGTCCGAGACCGGTGAAGTTACGGAATCTGTCGAGATAGGCGATCATCCTGAGGTCAGCTTGAAGATTGACCTGGCACGTTTCCGCGAGTGCGATCTGACGAAGTTCGATAAGATTATTTTCGATGCCGGCTGTATCGTTCTCGCAAGCGGCCGTGATACGTATCACTTAGTCGCTGTCCAGGGCTGAGCGGTCGAGCTCAGCGAAAGACGGGCGTTCCTCGAGTCCGCTGCCCCTCGCTACCCGGATCGCGCTTCGCCCGTCTCTCGTCCAGATTCGCAGGATCATGAGGGTGGTGGGTACATGGGTCTTATTGGCTTCGTCGGATTAGAAACTTCACAGAAGAAATCTAAGCCTAGTGCTGCGAAGTATTCCAAGGAGATGTTGCACAAAGCGGAGTGCTCGGCATGTCCGTTGAACAGCCAAGTTGGTTTGAAGACCCCGCATATGAAGCCGACGGGCTCGGACACGCCAAAGGTGTACATCCTAGGAGAGGCTCCAGGCAAGGACGAAGATAGAACCGGAAAACACTTCATTGGCAAATCAGGTGAAGTGCTGCGCGACAGGATCCCGCCTAAGTGGAAGGACCAGATCCGTTGGAACAATGTAGTTCGAACTCGTCCGCCAAACAACAAGACACCGACATACATCGAGATTGAGTGCTGCCGGCCCAGCATCGTCCGTGACATCGAGAAGGCCAAGCCCAAAGCAATATTTGGTTTCGGGAACATCGCCCTAACCTGGGCAACGGGACTATCTGGCATCTCCCGCTGGTGCGGTCGGTACATGCCAGTCAAGATCGGCTTGCACGTCTGTTGGTACTTCCCGATGTACCATCCTTCTTTTATTGTTCGAGGTGGTGGAGGTCGCGGAGGTGACTCTGCTTACGCCTCCGAGGAAGAGTTCGCATTCGAGATTCAACTCAAGAAAGCATTCGAGCTTGTAGAAAAGCTGCCAAAGGCTCGAGTGCATTCACGAGAAGAGGCGCTGGCAGATATTCAGATTGTCGATGGTTCCAACGGCGACGACGATGTTCTGGATATCATTCGAACTTTGAAGCGGTTCGCGAAAGAAGATATCGTCGGGCTTGACTACGAGACGAATGGCCTCCGCCCCTTCAAAGAGGGATCGAAGATCCTAACGGTTGCTTTGAGTGGGGCTAAACTCACGTACGTATTTCCAATTCGACATAAACAGGCTCCCTGGACACCAAAACAACGCAAGCGGCTAGAAGCTGCCTTTGTTGAATTTCTCGAGACTTCGAACTGCGTAAAGGTTTCTCACAACCTTCCATTTGAGCTTGAATGGAGTGTGGAGAAATTTGGCGGAGAGACTCTGCGGAACGGTCGGTGGGGATGTTCGCAATCGCAGGCCTACATTCTCGACGAGCGCGCGGGATCGGGTGTCCTGAGTCTCGATGGCCTATGCCAGCAGTATTTTGGCATCTCCGTAAAATCGATCAATCCGATAGATCGAGCCAATCTCGATAATGCTCCGCTGCGCGATGTCCTGCTCTACAATGGTGTTGACTCGAAGTACCATCGGCTGTTGTACATTGTTCAATCCGCGAGGCTAGTCGCCGACGAACTCGTGGAGCAGTATCACCACAACCTCGAAAGAGTCGCCGCTCTTGTATTGATGCAAGTCAAGGGTGTTCCTGTCAATGCTCTGAAGGCTGCGACGTTTGATAAGAAGTACACAAAACAGATCGAGGTGATTGATAAGGATATTATCGAGTACCCTTCTGTTAAGACGTTCCAGAAGCGTTTTCAACGCCCGTTTAAACCGGGGTCCAACGATGACGTCAAGAAGTTGATGGTTGATGTACTTAAGCACGTAATCACTTCAGCTGATGAAGAGGCGATCAAAGGCCTAGGTGGCGAGGCCACGCTGATCTTGAAGCGCCGGAAGATTGCGAAGCTTCACTCAACTTATGTGTCGGCAGCATTGCCCGGTTCCCCCGTCTTGTTCGGCAATCGCTTCCACCCAATTGTATCTACTACGACTACGCGCACGTGGCGTACGTCTTCGGACTCTCCTAACTCACAGAACTGGCCGAAGTACGATGGCAAGGAGGTTCGTGAGATTGTCGAGCCCGGTGGCGACCTTGTTGTGGTCGCGTTTGACTTCGGCGGTATCCAAGCTCGAAATGTTGCGATGGAGTCAAAAGATAAGACTCTCGTCAAGTATTTCAAAGAGCGATATGATATTCATACGGACTGGATGGAACGGATCATTCGCAGACATCCGAAATGGGTCACTGAAGGAGCGAAGAAGTTAGCGACGGACAAGAAGCTCGCGAAGCACTATCGGCAGCAGTCCAAGAACAAGTTGGTGTTTCCGCTATTCTTCGGAGCGGGCGCCAGAACGACTTCTTCGGGGCTCGGTATTCCTGAATCGATCGGCCACGATCTCGGTCAAGAGTTCCGCGATGAATTTCCAGGCATCGCGAAGTGGCATAAGACTTTGCGAACCTTCTATCGCAAGAACGGATATGTAACAGGATTATCGGGGTTCCGGCGTCGCGCGCCAGTCGCCCCAACGGAGATTATCAACACCCCGATACAGTCAGATGAATCAGTGATTGTTCTCGATGCTCTGATACGCCTAGCCGACCTTGATGATGATCGATTCATTCCCGTATTCGAAATTCACGATGATTTGACATTCATCTGGCCGAAGAAAGATGTGGACCGTAATGCTGAGACTGTGATCACCATTATGCTAGATTCGTCATATGATTGGGTCAAGATAGTCCCGATGAGCGTTGAGATGTCAGTTGGTACAAATTGGGCAAACCTAGAACACGTCGGAGAATACTTCTCTGACGAGTGGAATGGCCGCATCGCTGTATAGGAGAGGACCATGTCGTTAGACGATAAGTTAGGCATGGACGAGTTTCTTACTAAGATAGCAACGAAGAATTATCGTGTTAACAACTTCTATCAAGCTAACGAGGGTACGTGGTTTATCTCCGTTGGGTTGAACGGTAACTACTATTACGGTCGTGATAAGGATCTCGGCATCTGTCTACGCCAAGCTTGGCGGCAGGTATCGGGTGAGGGTCGAGCTTGGGTGAGTTACGAGGATTTGATTAAGAATCCTAACAAGATGATTACGAAGAAGAAACCATTGCCTCGAGTTCGGATGAACACTCGAGTTAGGCTACGGGGATAAGATGACACAATCATTGCCTGTTAAGTATCGCCCGGCATCCTTTGAAGAGGTTGTTGGGCACAAGGTTATTTTGAAGTCTATCGAGAGCGTAATCAAACGGAAGTCCTCCAGAACCTTCTTGTTCCACGGACCCTCAGGAACAGGTAAGACGACTCTGGCGCGTATCATTGCCGCTGAGGTTGGTTGTCTTCCTGAATACATCCTCGAGGTTGACGCCGCGACGAATACGGGCGTAGAAAACATTCGTGATATTCAGGAGACGCTTCGCTACCTTCCGATGGGAAACAGCAAGAAAGCGATCATCCTCGATGAGGCGCACATGCTGACGAAGTCGGCGTGGAACTCACTTCTGAAGGTTACTGAGAATCCTCCTCCGCATGTGTACTGGTTCCTCTGCACAACTGAGCTCGACAAGGTTCCGGCGACGATCAAGACGCGTTGTAGTGCGTTTGGTCTCAGCCTGCTGTCATCTGATCAGCTGAAGATCGTTGTCAAGCGGGTGATCAAAGCGGAGAAGATGAAGGTCTCTGATGACGTGCTCGAAGTCATCATTTCTGAGGCTCGCGGCTCTCCGCGCCAGGCGATCGTGAATCTCGACCTGTGTGCTGAGTCCGAGACGAAGAAGCAGGCTGCTGAGATCCTGAAGTCGGCGATCGCCTCTGACGCGACGATTGAGCTTTGCCGCTTCCTCGTAGGTTCTGGAGGATCATGGGCAAAGGCAATGGAGATCGTCAGTCGTCTCAAGGAAGAGAATCCCGAGTCTGTTCGCATCATCATGTGCAACTACGTCGCCGCTGTTCTGAAAGGTGCGAAATCAGATAAGGATGCTGCTCGACTGCTGGCCATCCTTGAAGCGTTTGAGGGGTACTATAATCCTTCAGAGAAGATGGCTCCGCTACTCCTGTCATTAGGTCGTGTGCTGCTTCAGTAGTTTCTCCGCAGTGATATGTAATATGTGAGAGGTAGCGCCATGGCAAGACGGCCGAAGGTATCTGAGTTGGGTTTCGAGTTTCGGATGCCGATTGTGAGTACGGAGCACGTTGAATTTATTGAGGAGCACGAGGACGGTCTTCAGATCGATGAGCACGGTTTGGAGGAGGCTCTTCAGCTTCAGGTTACTTCTTATTATGCTGTGTCGAAGCAACTCAGTCTCGAGGTATCGAGACGCGATGCTGCTAAGCAGTATTTGAAATCGGTCGAGGCTCGTGTCGATTCTAAGATACGGCGTAAGGCGAAGGACGATGGTGAGAAGATCACTGAACCAGGAGTTGAGGCTCGCAGGATTTCTGATGAAGAAGTTCTTGCAGCCACTCATATTCTTATGGATGCGGAAGCGCGAGTGAGAGATATCACCGCGCTGAAGGACGCCTACACACAACGCTCGTATGTGTTGAAGGACATGGTGTCGTTATGGATCTCCAACTACTATGGAGGTTCGGAAGATGAGCGGGCCAACAGGACCGTTCGGAATAGTAAGGCGGAGACCACAAAGCAAGCGACTAGAGAACGTCTTCGTCGTCAATAGCGTTAACTGTAAGGAGAAGTAGCATGGCCGTGAAAGACAAGAAGAAGAAAAAGAAGGGCAGTGGTTTTGCGTACAAGGCCACAAGTCCCGAACGCCTGAAGCGCCAGGCTGAGCAGACTGGGAGTCGTTTCGACGGCATCCTGAAAAACGGCGTTGAGCTGTTCAAGTTTAAGCCTGGCGACAACACCTTCCGCATCCTCCCGCCGACTTGGGACAACGCGGAATACTACGGCCTGGAAGTTTTCGTGCATCCTTTCGTTGGCGCCAACAACGGCACGTACCTGTGCCTGGCGCATATGAAGAAGCAGAAGTGCCCGATCTGCGACGCCGCCAAGGATGCTCGCGATGTCGGCGACAAGGAGGAGGCTGCTGAACTTTCGGCAAAGCAGCGTTACCTTTTCTGGGTCCTCGATCGTGACGATGAGGGCACCGGTCCGAAGATCGCCGATCTCAGTTGGTCGATGGATCAAGCGGTCGCAGCCTTGTGTACGCACAAGCGGTCGGGGAAGGTAATTGCCATCGATCATCCCGATGATGGTCGCGACGTTACAATCCAGAAGCGCGGGCAGGGAATCAACACGAAATATTTCGGACATAGGATTGACAGCGATCCCAGCCCGATCTCCGACGATGAGGATCAGCAGGATTCGATCCTCGAGGAGATTCGTGAGAACCCCCTCCCTGACATTCTGCACTACTATACGGCGGATTACCTCAAGGGTGTGATCTCTGGCACGGTCTCGGAAGACGACGAGAACGAGGAGGAGGAAGACGACGAGCCGAAGAAGAAAAAGAAGGGCGGCAAGGTAAAGGACGAGCCCAAGAAGAAAAAGAAGTCCCGTGACGAGGACGAAGACGAAGACGAGGATCCTGACGAGGAAGACGACGAGCCGAAGAAGAAAAAGAAGTCGTCCAAGCGGCGTGATGATGACGATGAAGACGAGGATCCCTTCGAGGATGAGGATCCCGATGAGGATGATGACGAGGACGAGAAACCCAAGAAGAAGTCATCTTCCAAGAAGGACGACAAAAAGAAGAAGCGTCGCGATGACGACGATGACGACGACGAGAATGAAGAAGATGAGGATGAGCAGCCTAAGAAGAAGGCTGGCAAAGCTTCCTCTAAAAAGTCTTCTCGCGATGACGACGATGACGACGATGATGATGAGGATAACGAGGAAGAAGAGGAAGACGAGCGTCCTAAGAAGAAATCCTCTTCTAAGGAGAGTTCAAGCTCTGGAGGAAAGTCGGCACGCGCGAAGAGATTCGGGCGTTAGGATGTGATCTAAGCAGTCTCGGGGGGATTCGTTCTCCTCGGGACTTTTTGCACACAGGAGTGGGTATGAATGGTAAAACGCGAACGCTTATTGAAGGAGCGGGTGGAGGGAGCTGGTTCGTATTTTTCAGCTCCCAAAACTGATCTATCCTTCATACCAACAGGATCCAAGCTGTTGGACTTGGCTCTAGGTGGCGGATGGGTAGAAAACCGTATCGCCAACATCGTGGGAGATAAGGCTACTGGGAAGAGTTTACTTTGTATTGAGGCTTGCGCTAATTTTGTCGCGAAGCACGACCGAGGGCAAATCAAGTATCGTGAATGCGAAGCTGCATTCGATCCCGGGTATGCCGAGGCGTTGGGAATGCCTCTGGATCGTGTCGATTTCGGAGCCTCGTTCGATACAGTAGAAGATCTGTTCGTGGACCTTACTGCTGTAGTTGATAAAGCCAAGGTACCGACGCTGTATATTGTGGACTCGCTGGACTCGCTTTCGGACAAAGCAGAGATGGACCGGGGTCTCGATGAAGGATCGTACGGGACTGGCAAAGCGAAGATGATGTCGCAGATCTTTCGCAGGCTTGTTCGGAAGATGCAGGACTCCAAGGTGACGCTCATTATCGTGTCGCAGGTTCGTGACAACATCGGAGTTACCTTCGGCAGGAAGACGACCCGGTCCGGCGGTCGCGCACTTGATTTCTACTCCAGCCAGACGATATTCCTTGCGCAGCGGGGGACAATCAAGAAGACGATAAAAGGTGTTGAGCGTCCGATCGGAATTGCGTTGCGGGTTAAGGTTGATAAGAACAAAGTCAGCCTGCCTTATCGAGAAGCTGACTTCGAAGTCTCGTTCGGGTACGGCATTGACGATGTACCATCGTGCGTAGAATGGTTGAAGGCTGTGAAGGCCCTCGACCTTATTGGCGTTGAGAAGGAGGGAATCAAAGGATACCTGAAGTCGCTCGACCAGATGGGCGATCGTGAGTATCGTGCAGAAGTTAAGAAGCTGCATACGGTAGTCACCGACCGCTGGTACGACATCGAGAGTTCGTTCATGCCAACGAGGAAAAAATACAAGAGGTAATCTACAGATAAGATGCGCAAGCGTAAGAAAGCTCAGACAGGCGATCAACCTGATTTCATACTGAAGATGAAATCGAGAGATCGCAAGAAAAAAGGTGCTGTCAGGATCGGCGCAGGCTGGCTGAACAGCGCAGGTGGAATCGGGATTAAATTCAACATGGGTGTTGTGCTTAGTTACCGAGATAACGAAGATTACATCTTTACTCTGTGGCCGGAAGAGGAAGAGTTCTCAGAGGATGAAGATGATGAGGAGATTGGATTCTAATGGTCACCTTCACAGATCCACTTCGACCCCCGGTAGGCGCCACTCTTGAAACCCTTCGACTTAACGCGACCTGGGCGGTTGTCAAGAAACGTGATGAAGATCCTGAGCATACAGGGTATCCTCGTCTATCATTCATCAGTACCGCAGCCGCGGAAAAAGTAGGAATCAAGTTCTCAGAGAGTTCCTACAAGATGGCGTGGGACGTTGAGAGGCATGGGCTCTGGCTTCGCATTATGCCTACGAAGAAGCTCGCGCTTGGATCTGCTGCGAAGTTTGCTCTCGAGAAGAAACAGACCCGATGCAACTTCAACAAAATGACAGGATTGTTCAAACACATGGGAACAGAGATGCACTACGTCGACGTTGAGATCTGGACGTTTACGAAGGCCAGGAAGACGATCTTCTGGCTCTTTGCTCCGATGAAGCATGCGGAGAGTGTCGGGCAGTTCAAAGGAACACGGCTCACGGAGTAACCCCTATCGCTCTCCGCGAATCTGGCTCAATCGCTCGCGGAAGCGGTATTGTCGGTATGGTAGCAGCGGCGAGCGCGACTCGCCAGTCATTCGCGGAGATTCGTAGGGTCATATGGCTATTCAGCAAAAAGGATCACAGTTCGAGCGTGAGATTTGCGTCAAGATGTCTGAGTGGGTTACCGGTGGACAGAAGCAAGACGTCTTTTGGCGCAATTCCATGTCAGGCGGTCGAGCTACAGTATTCAAGAAGAAGGGTTCACTCTTTCGACAATCGGGAGACATCTGTGCGATAGCTCCAGAAGGTCATGCCCTAACTGATACTTACTACTTCGAGCTGAAACACTATAAGAATCTAGATTTCGCACCCTTCCTAGTCAAGGGGAAGGGCGTGTTGACTGAATTCTGGCGTCGTACAATAGTCGAAGCCAATACGTACAGACTCATCCCAATCTTGATCGTGAAGCAGAATCGGATGCCAATCTTATGGATTTCGCAGATCGGGCAGACACCCTTGCACTGGACTCGGAATTCGCGCAGTTGGCGGCTTGAGGTCGTACATCGAAAATGTATGATCTATCGTTTTCAAGATATCATGGCCTCAGATTACGTTGTTACGCCTAGGGCAAAGAATACGCGAATTAGGTTGTAGTAATTCGTATTCATATGTTATCGATATCAACCACCTAAGTTAGGAATTAGCTATGAGATACAGCACATCTATTGCGATTGCCAAGACCAACCTCGACTGTGCGATCTTCGATATTGATGGCGTACTTGCGGACTGTACGCATCGATTGCACTTTATTGATCGCCCTACTCCTGATTGGGAAAGTTTCTTTTCTGCTGTTGATGGTGATACTCCGATTCACCACAACTTGAAGTTGATGCGCGCTTTATCGGATGCGGGAATTTATATCGCGCTACTTACGGGTCGTAATGAGCGTACGCGTACGTTGACTAATGCATGGTTTGCGGAGGCTCAGTGTAAGCTGGGTGAGGGCTACGATGATTTGTTGATGCGGTTTGCCGGTGACTACCGACCCGATTACGTCATCAAGCGCGAGATGTTGAATGAGTTACGGGCCAAAGGTTTGAACGTCTTCATGGCTTTCGACGATCGCCAAATCGTGGTCGATATGTTTACCGAAGAGGGTGTGCCGTGTCATTTGATCAAGGCCCCCGATGCCAAGAAGATGGAGCTGGTGAAACATTATGAAAAAGCTGCCGAAGGCTCCGGGGAAGCGAATCCTCCGGAAGCGGAAACACAAAGTTCTTGTTGATATCAGATTCGGTCAGCCCGTGACCGGTAGAACCGCAGTAGCACAGGTCCAGCGAATCCTGGACCTGTTTGTGGTTCAGGGACAACAGTTCGTAGTAGATCGTGCTGAAGCTCGTACTACTGACGGGACGCGACGTCCGCAGATTTGTACTACATGCAGGCGAGACACACTGGCGCCCATGTTCGACGGCTGCATGACGAATAACTGTCCACGAGGATTTAAGCCGTGTATGTAGATCCATTCGATAGATCCTGTAATGCCCTTGTCGCGTTGTTGGTTCCCTACTTGTCAAAGGCGAAAGATGTAGAAGCAGTTCGCCGCGATCGCTCGGACATTCGAGATGACATTGAGGCTCTACATGAGGAACCCTATCTATTCTGTCTGGAGGTGGGGATCAGGATGCTCGGCGAGTATCTAGATGCCATGGGAGGTCTACCTGTGATGATAGCAGCACGCGATTGTGCTCTCGATAGATTTAAGGTGACTAACATCCCTCCTAGGCTGATTACCGAAGTTCTTGATAGGAAATGGGCTGGCATCGGAAAGTGGAGAGCATGAGCGTACTGATAACTGCTGATTTGCACTTCAGCGACAATCCTCGCGATGCCTATCGTTTTCTGATCACCCAGACCCTTATCAATTTAATCAATAAGTACGACGTCAAGCATCTGTTGATTCTCGGTGATTTGACTGAACAGAAAGATAACCACGGAGCCTGGCTTACCAATAACATCGTGGCTGAGATGGTCGCTCTCGCCTCGTGGTGTCCGATTACAATTCTGCGTGGGAACCATGACGGTGTTGATCCCACGCTTCCCTTCTTTGGTTTTCTTAGAATCTTTTCCAACATCAGTTTTGTCGTCAATCCTTCTGAGAAAGAAATCCCCGGAATTGGTCAATGCCTGTTCCTTCCTCATTCGACAAACTACAAAGAAGATTGGGGAATGATCAATCTGAAGGACACCAAGTACGATTACATCTTCGCGCACAATACATTCAAGGGAGCATCGGGTCAGCATCGAGAATTGGATGGTATCCCCACTGATATCTTCAACTCGTACACGAACGTCATCGCGGGTGATGTTCATGTCCCGCATACAATCGGCCCGATTACCTATACAGGATCTCCGTATCTGATCGACTTCGGCGATGACTTCCGTCCGCGTATGCTGCTCATTGATTCTGAGACACTCAAGCGAAAGAGCATCACCGTTCCTGGTCCTCAGAAGCGATTGGTAGAATGTAGTATTTCCAAAGGCAAGACCATCTGGCCGGAGCAGACTCTGAACGCAGGTGATATCCTTAAGGTTCGAGTTGCTGTGACCTCAGAGCAGTACGCTAGATGGGCGGCAATCAAGACAGAAATACAGCAATGGGGGCATACGCATGGATACATCATTTACGCGATACAGGCGGTTGCGGATAAAGCTGTGTCTCGAAAAGTAGACACAGTACAGCGATCGCGTTTGTCTGATGTAGAAGTACTGGAGTCGTATGGAAGTCAGCGCAACCTTGAATCCAGGTTGTTGGTTCGAGGTAAGAAACTCATGGAGAAGGTGAAGTAGGATGACTGCAAGAGATTTGGGCGAAAAGGAATTCGATGTATTGATTGACGAATTGATTGCAGAAGCAGAAACTGCCTCACTCATGCAACAGGCGGCTATTCACCTTCAGATTACCGATTTATATCGTGAGCGGTACGGAAGTAAGTAGTAATGAAAATCCAGTTTCAACACATCGCGATCCGGAACTTTAGGAGCTTTGTTGGCAATACTCAGAACCTAGACCTTGCAGCTCTACCGCTAGGAGTATGTTTCCTTCGAGGTGAGAACGATGTCGAGGAAAGCCTCGGCGCAAATGGATCGGGGAAGACTTCTATCTGGAACGCCTTGTCGTGGTGTTTGTTCGGCAAGACACCTGATGGTCTGCGCAACCCTGATATCGCTCCATGGGGGTTGACGGCATCTCCTAAAGTTACTGTCGCGGTGAATGTTGATGATGTGCTCTACAAGATCAAGCGAACAGCGGCTCCAAATACGTTGCGCATCAACGATAAAGATGCGAACCAAGAAAAAGTAGAACGACTCATAGGACTCAACTTCGAGACGTTCACGCACACGGTTCTGTTCGGTCAGGACCGTGATTTGTTTTTTGATTTGTCCGCAAGCGACAAGCTCGGACTCTTCACTGATGCGCTCGATTTGAATAGGTGGGACGAGCGGTCCCAGCATGCTTCTACAGAAGTTCGTACTCTGGAGATGAAACAAGTAGCAGCCGACCGCGACCTTGTTGCCGCGAAAGCTCAGATTACTCGAACCAAGGAGTTGTTGGATCGAGCCCAGAAGGAATCTTCTGAGTTCGAGGAGAATCGTCTCGCGGACCTAGACAAGTTGAAAAGCGAGATAAAGAAGCTCGCAGCCGCAAATGATTCCGCTGTCGCGAAGCGGGGAACGGCCACGCTTATCGAGGATGGTGCTCTTACTGAGAAGGATGCATTAGATAAGCAGTTCCGTGATCTGTACGACGAGCTGTTTAAACTTCGCGATAAACTTTCCACAGGCGAAGCACAAGTCGAACAGATTCGGCGACGCGTAGTCGAACTGAAGAAAGAAATTGATGGGTTGGGTGAGATGGATGACTGTCCTACGTGCGGTCAGTCGCTCGAAGGCACCTCGCTTCTAGAGCATAAGAAGAAGTTGAAAGCGAAGGTTCGCAAACTCATTCAGGACTCGCACGATCTGGATCTCCAGACTCTTGAGAAGAAGTACAACGCGCAAGACAAGAAAGTTGAAAGAGTACGCCCAGCTCTAGAAGAAAAAGAAGCGACTGCGAAGAAGGCTCGATCCGAGATCGATATGTGGGACATCCGTCTTCGTGAGATCCAGGTTAATCTACTTTCGAAGAAGCGCGAAGCTGCGCGACTGGAGGCTGACACCAATCCTTATCATGACCAGGTTGGTGGGTTCAAGAAGGATCTGAAGAAACAGAAGATGGTAGCCACCGACCTTGAACAGGAGATTGAGAAACGAGCCGCACGACTTGAGCGCACCAAGTTCTGGATTAGAGGTTTCAAGGATGTGCGTCTATTTATCCTGCAGGAGATTCTTACTGAATTACAACTGGCGACGAATTCAATGCTCGGTGACGTAGGTCTGCATGATTGGTCTATTGAGTACGATGTAGAGCAGGAGACGAAGTCGGGGACGACAAAGCGTGGTCTCGTTGTTAAGGTGCTCTCGCCGTATAATACAACACCAGTACGATGGGAATGCTGGTCTGGGGGAGAACGACAGCGCTTACGGCTTGTTGGGGCGATGGCGTTATCTGAGGTGCTGCTCTCATACGCCTCTGTATCTGTCAACCTAGAGATCTTCGATGAGCCTACGCGTAGTTTGTCCGAAGGTGGTGTGAGAGATTTGTGTGAGTTCTTACACACTCGGGCCCGTGATCTCCAGAAGCAGATTTGGTACACCGATCACCACACAACGGAGAGCTCATTGTTTTCTGCTGTTGTAACTGTGCGTAAAACCGTTGACTGTGGATCACAAATTTTTACCACTTGACCTATGGTAAAATTGCCGCTAATCCTTGCGTTGGCTCTCGAAGGGAGAGTGGCAAAATCTTAGGAAGGAGAAAGTTTATGATTATCGTACTCTGGCTTGCTGTCTCGATCCTGTGCGCCTTTGTTGCAGCGCAGAAGAATCGTAATGCATTTGTTTGGTTCCTGATCGCGATCTTCCTTACGCCTATCCTGGCGTTGCTGGCGTTGTGTGCTGTTCCGGACGTGGATGTCGTCGCAGGTGTCGTTGCTGAACCCGTCATAGATGTTACGCCGTCGGATCGGCTTTCCCCGTATATGCAGGCCTTACTAAATCGCGGTTGACTATTTAGTATTGCATCAAGTATAGTTACTATGAATACTTGTAGTTGTAGTTGTATATTCTAAGCATTTGTGTTTGTCGTAGACTTCATAAGTAGAATTTTGAACTTGACCTGTGGCTTATTTAAGTTCTATAAGAAATTGCAGTGCTTCGTCTATGTAGCGTTAGGAGACTCCGATGGCGTTAGTGATGACGTATGATCCCGTTGACTCGCGTGCAATGATGTACCAAGCCAGCTTCCACTCGCGTATGTTGATGTCGTGTCTTCGCACGGTAATACTACAATCGTTCATGAGTGCCGCGAACGTCGTCCTCGGCGGCATCGATTCTACGGTTTATGCCACTCTGCAAATCTCCGATCGCGTTTATGATTTCTTTATGCGTCCGTCTGTGAAACACATTCGTCTGCCGGCGAGGTTGCAGTATCATCTGGCGATGATTTGGCGGTTCTGGCCGACGCTGGCTTCTCGATTTGTATTTGTGTTCTGCTGGTCATTCGTGTTTCAGTTCGCGTTTCAGTTCGCGTTTCAGTTCGCGCGCCTGGCCGGCTACATCTAGTTTGTTCTGCGTATTGTTGAAACACTAAATAGTGGGGGATTGTATGAAGCTGTTTTCCGTCGCCTTCCTTGTCCTGTTTCCGTTGGCGACGATGGTCACCGCTGAGGTACTCGAACCTTTTGAGTATTGCGAGTGTGAGTCAGAGGGCCAGCTCCCCTTGACTACTATCGTCGGTGACAAGAAAGCTCGTGATGCTGCTCTGCGTCCTGGCGACTGCGATGAAGATGATTTGCTGCGTCCGCAGTATGCTTCTGGCGTAGAACACGTCGAGCCTCGGGGTTGGGATTGTAAACGGGAAGAGGATATAGAACAGTAGACTACGGAGGTGGGGTGGTCCTACTTCTGAAATAATCTGGGAATTGGGGAATACAATGAGATACGTTCTACGTGCAGCCATCGTTCTATCGATGGGTATGTTCATTCCACACGGGGCCTCGGCCGCTGACATTACCTCGAAGTCGAGATACGAAGCACCGCTGTCGGCCTATGCGGTCGAACCCGCTACCAAGAGCTGGACTGGTTTCTACATCGGTGTCGAGGCGGGCGGTGGCGCCGGCATCTTTGAAGCGATTCGCAATGTCGAGAACGGCGTCGACTATCAGAAGTTTGACGGCGAGGTGGCTGTCGGCGATCCCATCCGTGTGCTGACTGACTCGCGCCAGGACAAACTCGATCTCGGCCTCGAAGGATTCTTCGGCGGCGGCAACATCGGAGCTAAACAACAGCTTGGCTCGACTTTCGTCATCGGCGTCGATGCCTACTTCGACTTCGGCAAGTTCAAGGGATCCGACTCTTACAGCCGGCAGGTTGTGCTGAATACATCGAACTTCGGATTCGAAGATGATTTTCAGCTCGGCGAAGAGCGTGGCACTCTGTCGGTCGAGCGGGAGTGGAGCGCTGGCGTTGACTTTACGCCCGGCGCCCTTGTTACTCCGAACACGCTGGTCTATGGCATCATCGGCGCCAACTGGGGTCGGTTCAATGCCAAAGGCAATTCTGATCTGACGTTGATCGAAGGCATCATTCAGCCGTATCCGGGGTCGTCTTTCAATAAGGATGAGACGCTGGTCGGCCTAGAACATTCTTGT